CGATTCCTGTCTTGTATACGACTGTGCTGACAATGGAACCGGTCTGGGAATATATTGTAATACGTCCAGCGTTACATACACGATTGTTAATACGATTGTATATAACTCAAGGGCCAATATCATAATTGAAAACGGCACTGGATATATTTACAACTGCACATCCCTTAATGGTCAATGGGGGATATATCAAGGCGGGACGGTATACGCTAAAAATGTATATAGTGGAGGTAATTCATCCGCCGACTACCAGGGAACGATAACAACAACAACCTGCCATAGTTCTGATGGTACAGGAAACACGCAGACCTCAATAGCCAACTGTCGTTTTACCAATTCAACTGCTGGATCAGAAAACATACACATAGATGGCACATCTGCCCTTGTCGGAGCAGGAACCGATTTGCACGCAGACGCCACCTATCCATTTAGCACAGATTTCGAAGACGACGCCAGACCGGACGGCGCGTGGGATGTAGGGGCCGACGAGTACACCACGGGCGGCGGCGGGGGCGATCAGCTTGAAGTATCTGGATTTGCAATTATAATTGAAGATAGATATTAAACTATAAAAATAAGAAAAAATATACTAATAATTAAAGTTAAAATAGAGGCAAAAAGTAAGTGTTTCCCTTAAAATATAATACTGCAAATCAAACTGTGCCATTAGGATATTTTGTTGATAATACTACTGGTGATGCAGAACAAACGGCATTAACAATAGCAAACACTGATATAAAACTTTGGAAAAATGGAGCTACTACTCTTGTAAATAAAAATTCAGGCGGGGCTTCACATATGTCTACTGGAGTATATTACTGCACATTTGATAATATAGACACAAATATATATGGGCCATTAGAAGCTTATATTCATAAATCAGGATCACTCGTTGTTCATAAAATTTTTGTAGTTGTAGATTTAAACGCATATAATGCATTAATGACTAGCACTTCAGGGTCAGTACGCTCAAACATAACTCAAATTAATTCAGACCTTCAATCAATTTTAGATTTAAAAGATTTTGCTGACTTCGGTTATGACCCATCAACACATAAAGTTGAAGAGGTAAAACTTGTTGATTCTGTATCTGGAGCTCTTGGAGTTAGCACAGTAAGTTCTGCAATATGGACAGCAGCTTCTAGAACATTAACATCAGGAACTTTATCAGTTAATACTTCTGAAATAGTAAATGGTGTATGGAATGAACTAACTTCTTCTCATACTACTTCAGGGTCTATGGGTAAAAAACTTAGTGATAGTATAACTACTAATTCACCAACTGTTAATGATATATGGACTGCGCCTTCAAGAACCCTTACTTCTGGGTCTGCATCATTAACTGCTAATGAAATTTGGAATTCCCCAACTAGAACATTAACATCAGGGTCTGCTACATTAACCGCAATAGATGTTCGAACAGAAATGGATAACAATAGTACAAAACTTGCAAACTTAAATGCAACTATCTCTAGTAGGATGGCTTCTGGTTCAGCAGTAGTAGTTAGCACAAATAATGATAAAACGGGGTATGCGCTATCTGTAGCTCCTCCTACGACTTCTCAAATTTGGGATGCTACAACTAGAACGCTTACCTCGGGATCAGCTACTCTTACAGCAGCTCAAATTTGGACTTCTCCAAGTAGAACTCTTACTTCGGGTTCAGCAAGTTCATTAACTGCTAATGATATTTGGACATCACCAGTAAGAACACTTACTTCAGGAACACTTTCAGTTAATACAGCTGAGATAGTAAACGCTGTATGGAATGAGCAAACTTCTCTTCATATTACTTCAGGATCAGCAGGTAAACGTTTAATCGATGCTGGGTCAGCAGGTGTTCCCCCAACAGTTGATGAAATCTGGGCTGCTCCGAGTAGAACGTTAACTTCTGGTTCTGCCACTTTAACAGTAAATGATATATGGACTGCTCCAAGTAGAACATTAACTTCTGGATCTGCAAGTTCATTAACTGCTGTTGATATTCGAACTGAGATGGATAACAATAGCACAAAACTTGCAAACTTAAATGCTACTATAACAAGCAGGATGGCTTCGGGCTCTACTGTAGTGGTTAGCACAAATAATGATAAAACAGGATATTCTCTTACTGGTGGAGTAACAGTAACAACGAATAATGATAAAACTGGGTACTCACTCTCTGGTACTATACCTTCAGCAAATGATATTTCTAATACTGTTTGGACAGCAATAAATAGAACATTAACTTCTGGGTCTGCAATATTAACCGCTGCAGATATTTGGAACTCTCCAACTAGAACATTAACATCAGGGTCTGCTAGTACAGCTCCAACAGTAAATGAAATATGGAGTGCAGCATCTAGAACCTTAACTTCTGGTTCTGCTACTTTAACAGCTAATGATATTTGGACAGCTCCTACACGAACGCTTACTTCAGGTTCAGCAAGTACCGCCCCAACCGTAAATGAAATATGGAGTGCAGCATCTAGAACCTTAACTTCTGGATCTTTAAATACAACAGAAATTGCAAATGCAATTTGGGCAGCAGCAAATAGAACATTAACTTCTGGGTCAGCTTCAATTACAGCAGCTGATGTTTGGGCTTATGTTTCAAGAACATTAACTTCTGGAAGTTTAAATTTTACAGTGTCTGAAGTTGCTAATGCAGTATGGAATGAACTTATTCTAAACCATTTAGGAGCTGGTACAGTTGGGTCAGCCTTAAATTCAGCTGGTTCTTCTGGAGATCCTTGGGGTACTCAATTACCTGGAGTATACGGAGTTGGAACTGCAGGTAAAATACTTGGTGATAGAATAGATGCAGCAATCACAAGTAGAGCTACAGCTGAAAGTACTTCATCGTTAAGTGGGACTTTATCTTCTATAAAAATAAATACAGATTTAATTCCTAACTTAAATGATTACTCAGGGCATGGTGAATAGCAATGGGTGATAGATACACAGCAATAAATACTGAAACTACTACTCTTGAGTTTCAGTTTTTAAGAAATGGAGCTAACTTCGACGCTTATGTTGTAAGCAAAGTCACTATACATGCTACATATGATGATGCGTTAGATGATGCAAATATAATCGAAACAATAGGAGCTGGAACAATAACACGAATTGCTCTAGGTAAATATCAATACACAGCAGCCATTATCGCTACTGGGGGTATTTACTATGATAAAATATTTCTTACTCCTGTTGTTGGAGCAATAGAGCGCTCATATATAAATTCTTTTAATGTTGAAGATGAACTAAGTGGTACTGATGCTCAAATAACTACTTCTGATTTACAACAAATTAAAAAAGTTATTGCATACCCTATAGCAGATGATTTACTTTTAACAGATGAACAAATCAAATCTTTAATTTTAAAACCTGAACTTGATAGATACTTTCGAAAATTTCCAATTAAAACTATAAATGAATATCAAGTAAGCCTTAATTCAGAGACTCCAATTCCTTTTCCAAATATAGGAACATACGGAGTAGTTAATGCTCGATTAGTTGGCAAAGATAAAATGACAGCTACTGGAACTTCATTTTGGGATTTAGTTGCCTATAATGCTTTGGGATTAAATACACGTCATTCAGGAATGTATGGTGTGAGGGGATTTAACCCAAATGCGCTACGGCAAATGACTATTCAAAAACGAGCTGAAATTGCTACGCTTACAAATATGGGAACTATTGCACTTCGTGTTGATCAAGCAAATAGAATTTTATATGCTTATAGTTCAATACCCGGCAGAGTTAATGTTGTATGGGCATCTGCTTCAAATGATTTTTCTAAAGTAAGTTTTGAATATAAATGGGATGTTATACAACTATGTCAAGCCGGAATTCTTGATCATCTTGCTGATGCTTCTTCTATGTTAGAAAATGCTTCTGAAGTTAACATTAATGCTGATGCTTTACGTGCAAGAGCAAATGAATTACGTACTGCTATTCTTGATGAATGGAAAGCAATACCAGATGTTGTTGTTATTCGGATGAACTAATGAAGCGATATATTTCACTAAAAGAAACTAAAAACACTGGGAGTTATTTAGACAATATTCAATTGCCTAAAGAAGGGCAAATAGTTTATTTTCTCAAAGGCCAAATAGCTGCTAAACCAATAAAAGGAAAAATTGTCACAATAACTAATATAGATAAAAAAGGGCTATCTAATACTTATTTAGATATTGAGGTAAATAGTAGAATTTATCATACAAATATCTCTCAAGTTTTTGATCATTTACCTAAATATCAAGAGCTCTCAGATGAGTATGGCTCTTATAAAAAGTGGATATAAATAAAATGAAAAGATATATTTCACTAAAAGAATCCAAAGAAATTCGAGTAGGAGTTCTTATTACAAACAATCAAGAAATACTAATTTGTCATGCTACTCGTACCCGACATTTCGATATCCCAAAAGGGCATCAAGAGCTTGGAGAAAATAATCTTGACTGTGCTATTAGAGAATTACGAGAAGAAACAGGTCTTACATTTCCAAAAACTGATTTTATCCAATTAGGGTCATTTAATTATCAAGGCTCAAATGATTTAATTTTATATAAAATTGAAACAGATATGAGTAAAATTCGACCTTCAGCTTTACGATGTACAACAAATTTTGTAGATAAAAATAATAACAATTATCCTGAAATGGATGGGTATAAAATAATTGCTATTCGAGATATTGGAAATTATTGTGGAAAAAATTTAGTTAGAGTCATAAGAGAGATTTTTAATGAAGCGGTATAATGCAATCTTAGAACAAGATCTTAAAGCAGAATTTAATCAATTATTAAAGTCTTCTTATAAATTTAAAGTAGAGTCTAAAGAAGTTTCACGTTCATATTTTATAGAAAGTTTATTACAAAAAGTTTTATGTAGTTGTACAAAACAACTTATAATAGAAAATATTTCAAAATATAATTCTCTTATTAAATTATTACAAAAAGATTCTAAAATAAAACTTTCTACTACTGAGTCTTCATTAACAATTAGTTAAAGAATTTCATCTTTACATGAATCGATAATTAAACCTAAAGCTTTTGTATTATGTTTCTTTAAAATATTTTGTTCTATAAGTTGAGTTTTAACACAATTAAAATGATCAATAGCAAGTTCTTCACAAGTTTTACTAAAAAAACAAGTTTTAATAATAAGCCCAAAACATAAAATACAAAGAACTGCAAGAATAATTTTTTTGTACATAATTTTTACCTTTATTATCTAACTTATTTATTAGTAATTTGAAATAGAAGCCTTAAATATATATAAAAACTTAGTAAATTTAAAAATAAAATTTAATACTAATAATTAAAATCATATAAATGTATAAGCTATTTTCTGATAGTAGTTACTAATAAATAAACTACCTAATGAGAATAAACGAAATTTGAGGTCAACAACATGAGTTATAGAGTACAAAGTCAAGAGCGCGATTTAAGCGGTTTTGTAAATAGTAATATATCTGAACAGGGAGCAATGGTTATTCCTGCAAGTAAGGGAAGATTTGATAAACCTATTCTTTGCCAAAGTGAAGAAGATGTTCTCATAAATGCTGGATATCCTTCCTCTGATTATCCTGGAGTATTTGAAGCTCTTGCTTTTGTGCGAAAGTCTTCGTTATATATGGTCTGCCCTTATGATACTATTCAATCAAAATTTGGTGGAATTCATATACAATCTGGGTCTGTAGCAGCTTTTAGTGCTGGCCAAAATCATCCAGATTCATTTTATTATACCTTAAATAATCATGCGGGTACACTTTCTTTAGGTAATGGTAACGGGGTTACTAAAATATTTTCTGGTACGTTAACTAATCTTCCTGTAGCTGCTGGAAGTATAGAGCTTTTAGTTGGTGGAATTGCTCTTGATGCTGGAGACAATGGAAGTGGTGTTATATCTGGTGATGATATTGACTCTACTGGTACTAACAGCGTAGTATATGCAAGTGGTGGAATTGCTTTTAAAACAGTAACGGCCCCCGCTAGTGGAAGTGCTTTAACAGTAAATTATTCTTACACAGCAGACAACTCAACAAGTATTTCTCATTCATTTTTTGCAGTTTCTCCTTATGATGATGATTTATCAGTTGATTTTGAATCAGTTAGCGGATATAAATTTAAACTAACTCTTTATAAAATTGTATCTGGAAACTATGTAGAAATAGATACTTATAGCTATTCTTTAATTAGAGAAAAAGATGGGTTTGGAAAATCATTATATATTCTTGATGTTTTTAAAAATAATAAATATCTTCTTCCTAAAATAAATACTGCATACCAATATACTACATATAGTATTGCTTCAACTCTTAAAGTAGATTTTGTTGGAGGGAGACGAGTGGACCCCAGTTCAGCTAATATGAATACTGGATGGGACTTCTTCTCAAAAGCAGGTAAATACCCAGCTACTATTTTTATGGATGCAGTTGGTGGATACTCAGTAAAAATGAACACTATTATACAAGCATCACAACCTTATGCTCATGGCATAACTATACTTACTATTGGAAATGATGCCACAGAATTAGTTACAGAAAGAAATGCTCTTTCATTAGACTCTGATAATATTTCTTTATATGCTAACTGGTCATTAATTAAAGACCCATATAATAACTCAGAAGCTTGGATTTCGAATATAGGCTCTATTGGTGGTAAATATGCTGATATGGCAGATGTATATGATAGTCAAGCTCCTGCTGGAGCAGATGATGACGGTCATGGTGGTCAATTACGAGATTGGGTATATTTAGAAATGGATCAAGATTTTAGTGATCCTACTGATGTACAAAATCTTGATGATGCTCAAATTAATCCAATAATTTTTGATGACACATATGGAGTTATGGTTTCTGGAGATAAAACAGCTCAAGTTGATCTTTCAGACACAAGTTATATCGGAGCTCGTAGAGCGTACAACTACTTAATTAGCCGTGTTGCTCGTTACGTATTGAAGAAACAAGTTTTTAAATGGAATGATGAACCACACAGAACAAAAGCTCGAGTAATGACGGATGATTTTATTGCAGCAACTCTTGGAGCTGTAGGAGCTTTCCGCGAATTTTATGTTTTGTGCGACAGTTCTAATAATACTGATGTGGTACTTGAAAACAGACGGTTCGTTTTGGACGTGTATTGTAGGACGACCCCAACTTCTGAATTATGCTTAGTCAGATTAACTCGGTTATCTCAAACTCAAGTGTTGGCCGAACTATTACCAACAACTTAATATGAATACTAATAATTATAGAATTAACGAGGTAAAATAAACATGAGTACAGATCTTATAATTCAACTTGGAGATGATCAACACTCAAGTCAATATATTATAAACTTTCCAAATGGAATTCCCGGCGGGGGTAAAGCTGACCTTATTTCATTACGTGCTGACCAATCATTCGACCCTCCTGAAGAAAAAGTTGGAACTTATGAGTTTTGGTTTCGTGGTTTAAAAATTGTTAAGCCAAGCATGATAGATGAAACTGAAAAAACTATGACTTTTGATGTACGTATAGATCAGCAATGGCAAGTTCATAAAGACCTTGTTAAATGGAAAAAAATGGTACATGATTGTGTTAATGGTACTGCAATGGATTTTTCACAAATAAGTACTTCTTTATTAGTTAAAGCTCTTGATGGATCAGGTATAGTTAAACGTACTTTTAGATATGGCGGAGTAGCTCTTGTTGGACTAAAAACCACTCAATTTGAACATAATAATGCTGATCCATCTCGTTGTACGTTAAATATGATTTATCAAACAATCAAATACGAATAAAAAATACTACATTTTTAAATATTATAAAGCTAGTTTAAACAAACTAGCTTTTGCTTTATTACTAATAAACAAATAGAGGCATAAATGGCTAATTTTTTAAAAACAGCAGAATCAGGTTACAACTCAGCTAAAATGGCTGTTTCTAAACAAGCAGCTCAAATGACTGGGAAATACAATGAGCAGATACTACAGCGTCTATATAATATGGATGCTCAAATGCTTAATGTATTTGAAATACTTTTATACCCAGTTACTCTTGGTAGCACTTCCTCAGCGGGAGAAGCTTTTGTTTCTGTAGAACAAGCAGCACGCTCATTAGTCAGTGATATGTCCATTACAAATTTGTATTTACAAAAAGTACAAATAACTTTTCCTAATTTTACATATGAACGAGCAGATTTTAAAACCTATATAAAAGATGTAGAATATGCAGAAAGTATAACTCTTGAATTTTTAGAAGATGATAGTGGTACTGTACGAAGTTATATTGCGGGTTGGCTTAATTCAATTGGAGTATATGACTCCCAAAAAGGGTATTTATTTAATGATAACCAAGCCAAAGCAAAAAAAAATGCAAAAATATTTTTATTAGATAAGCAAGGAACTCCAAATGATGTAATTCTTGCTGTGTATGGGCTAAAACCAATTGCATTTGGAGAACTTGAACTTGATCAAAAAACTGGAGATGCTATGATAGTCCCTGTATCTTTTTCTATAGAAAATGCTGAATGGGTTTCTTTATCAGGAAAAGTAATAGCTGCAATAGAAGATGCAATAGTTGGTTAATAGATAAATTAATAAGGAGTTGTAAATGGATAACGAAGATAGTATTCTCATAGACCCAAAAACATTAGAAAGCAAACCCATAAGAAATGAACGAACACCACGAGCAAAAACAAAAGAAATAATACCAGCTGAAGATACTAAGTTTTATAATCGTGGTGGTAGAGTTACTGTAAAATTTGAAAGTAATGGTCGATTTAGTGCTCCTCCAGAAATGTATTTTACAGATTATTCTGTTGAGCATGTTAATGACCTTACATTGTCGACTCTTGAAACTATTTATGAAACATTAATTTCTATTATGGATAGGATTAAAAATCCTGATGCTGGAGTTTCTATTACTGAGCTTACAATAGAAGAATTTCTTGAAGCTTTAGTTGGTATAAAACTTCAGTTTAATACATATAAGCATATTCACCGTTGGATAGATGATTGCCAAATTAATGCTTCTGATAAAGAACGAAAAATTAGTGAAGTTGAGATTGACTTACGAACTATTCAATATCGTTCAATTGAACAAGCGGAATTAGATCTTCGAAAATTTTATAAAGAAAATTATTTTGATGAATGGACAGATGAAGAATTTAAAGAATATTTAATTAATCGCTACGCTGAAGAACCTCTTGATGATATTGATACTTGGACACGAGAACAAGAACTTGAAACTATAATGATTAAAGAGCCAATTAATTATAAACACCCTGATACTGGAAATTTATATTCTTTTAAACTTATGAGAGTTGGTGATTTATTAGAAGCACAAAAACTAATACGATTAAAATATGATCCAAAAATTAGAATAATTAAAAATCGTCCTAATCCCCATGGAGTAATGCTTTTAGAAGTTCAAGAGCAAAAAGAAAGAGAAATTCAAGCTATTAAAGAAAATGAAGCAAAAGAAGCTATTTTATATGCTCAAGCAATGACATTAATTAAATTTAATGGAAAAGAAATTTCATCACATGAAGAACGTTATGAATTATTTAAAGAACTTACTAGAGGAGATCAGTTCGACTTTAGTGATTTTTTAAGTCATATACAATTTGGAATTTATGATGAAAGAGAGCTTACTTGCAATTTATGTGGCAAGCCTAGCAAGAGGTTACTTCAACAAGAATTTACTCCTATCGAGCTTTTACCACTTGACATTGATACCCAACGAGCACATCGAAAACGTGCGAGAGGTACTATATATTTTGGAGTCTAAATGTTGCCAACCACGTAGTGAAATTCTCAAAACTCCGTGGTCTGAAGCCCAAAAAATTATGAAACAATCAATCGATTTTTATGCTAATATTGCTAAACTAGTGTCAGGGGCCTTTAAAAATAAAGGGTCTGCTACTACTAATAATTAAAGAAACTATATGGCTAATTTACTCGCACCTTCATTAAAATCTATCCCCCGAACTATAGAAGGGTTGTCTCCTAAAAAACAAGAAAAAGCTCTTGAAGCTATAGAGGGTATAGAAGGATTATTAACACAATCACAACGGCGTGATTTAAAAGTTGCCCAACAAAAAGTAGAAGCTGAGAAAGCATATAAAGAGCGTGACAAACAAATAAAAATACTACTTAAAAATGTCAATAGTGATGGAAGTATTTTTTCTACTCGCCAAATAAAGTTTTTACGAATGCAAAATAAATTAACACTATACTATGACAAATACCTACGTCAAAATAAATTTTTAGAGCTTGCTAAAAAGGGAATTACTTCTTTCATGAAAAGTGCTGGAGATAATTTCTTTAAAAGTCTCATGGGGCTTTTAGCTCTTGCCTTTTTAGGGCCTGAACTACTTAATAGCCTTATTGATATGTTTACAAGCATAGTATTAATTATTTTTGACCTTATAATAGCAATAGCCCCAACACTTTTTAGATTGATTACTAGAATGTTATTTGATGTTTTACCAAAAGCTATTATAAGACTTATTGATAAATTATTTCCAGAAATTGGAAAACGAATTGATCAAATATTTAAAGGCACAATGCTAGAAGGGCTTGGAGAAAGTTTATTTGGAGCTAAGGGAGCTTTTACTGGTTTATTTAAAGCTATTGGGCCGCTTATCCCAATTCTATATATTGGAACTGGGCTTATAATGAAAGTACTTCCTATGTTTACTTTATTAAAAACAATTTTAGGACCTATAGTAGGGCTATTTGGAAAACTAGGAATGTTAATGATTCGTACTTTATTGCCGGGTTTATATGCAACTATTTTAGGAGAAGGAGGATTTGCGGCTGGATTATGGTCTTTGGTAGCTCCTTTATGGGCTGTAATAACTCCCATCCTCCCCTTTGTTTTAGCTGCAATAGCTTTAGCAGCAGCCCTACTTTTACTATGGAAATACTCTGATAAAGTTGGTGCGTGGTTAGATAGCGTTCCTAAAATTTTAGAAGAAAAATTTGGAATTTTTGGAAAAATATTAGGAGTATTTTTTAAAATACTTACTGCTCCAGTACGATTTATTGTATGGGCATTTACAAATATTAAAAAATTTGGAATAAAAGAAATTTGGAAGCAAACAAAAAAATTTGGCTCTTATATAAGTCATACATTACGGTCTGCTCCATCTCGGTTTGGGGCATGGCTAAAAGACTTTTTTTCTAAAGGTATTTTTGGTTCATTATCAAAAGTATTTACAAAAGCAGTTAATTGGCTTAAAGAAGCTTTCTTAGGATTTGGAGATATTTTAGGGGCCATTATAGCTCATCCTATGGACTTTATTACTGGCGACAAAGATTACAGGGCAAAAGCAGTTAAGGCTAAACATCTTGAACGTTTAATGGAAAATGAAGCAGTTTCAGCAACAGCAAATGCAAAAGCTTTTGATGAACGTCTTAAGAAAACTGGAAAAGATGATCGGTATGATCAAATCTTAACTCTGAAACAAAAAGAAATTGAGCAAAAAATTAGATCATATAGTCAAATTCAGTTGGAATTTGATGATACTCATAGCTCTACTGGGGCAAGTAGATAATGGCTAATATAATACGTATAAAATTATTAAATGATCAATCTGGAAATATGTCGGAATCTAATCAAGACTCTAATGTTTTAGAGCATCCAATTATGGATGATGTTCAACCAAAATATAAATCTACTTTTACTTCAATCAGTGATGAAATTCCTATAGTAAATAAAATTGCTACTTTATCACAGCTATTTGCTGCTGGAGGAGGAACTGCAAGCAAAGGAATTGAAAATCTGCGAGCTAAATTTAATGTTCCAATATGGCAAGGAACTGATGCAGCAGAAATACCAGTTAAATTAATATTTTTTATAGAAGAAGATGCTAAAAAAGATGTTTGGGATAAAATGAGAAAAATTATCTCATTAACTATATTAAGTGTAGAAAAAGTTGGAGGAAAAGAAGTATATAGGACCCCAGGTATTAGTTTAGCTACAATGAAAGCTGTACAAGATACTTCTACTAAGGAAATTTCTACTAAAGGAAAACTAATTTCTATGGAAATACCTGGAATAATATTTTTAAATCCAGCTTTTATAGAGTCAGCTGAACCTACATATTCAAAGCAGATAACAAAAAAAGGTTGGCCTATTTGGGGTACTTTAGACTTAGTTATAAAAGGATTATATCCAGCAACAACTGCAATATTTGATGCAGTTGAAAACCCAAAGGGAGCAAAAGGCGGCCTTGGTGGAGAAAAAAGTGCAGGAACTGCTGGTAAATCAGCTTCTGGCGGGTAAAGTAATATGCATCATTTATTCATGGACACTTTAGAAGAAGGTAGTAGTAATATTCATAATATTACAGTGTATGATTCAACCACAATTAAGTGGAGTACTTTTCCTTGGGCTAATGGATTTTATAAACATGCAATAACTTCTGTGGAACTTATTAAACCTTATCTTATAAGTTGGGCTTATTATGGTGATGTATCATGGGAATATGTACTTTTACTTTTAAATAATATTGCTGATATAGAAGATGTACCAGTAGGAACAATAATAAATATACCAAAATTACAAGATCTTAAGGATTTTCTTTTAGCTAATAAAAAATAGGAGAGACTCGATGCCTAAGTTTTATGTTGCAGAAATAGTTGACAACAATGACACAGATAAAGAAGGAAAAGTTCAAATAAAAATTCTTCCTGAAATGAAAGACTTTGGGCAAGATGATTATCCTTGGGCACGTCAAGCTAAAAGCTTTTCTGGTGGGTCAAACTCTTATGGAATTTCTTGTATACCAGAAACCAATTCTAAGGTTTGGATTTATTTTGAAGATGAAATAAATTTTAGAAATGCTTTTTATTTATTTGACTTAAATTTAGAAAGTTTACATCCTCATGAACTGTATGAAGACGATATTAAAAGTACAGTTGGTGGGTCAGCTTCATACCCTGATGTGAAATTTTTATACTTTAAAAACGGAATTTGCCTCGCAGTATCTTCTTCTGATTCAAAACCTGAGGTTACAATATATCACCCAAAAGCATGGGTTCATATAAACACTCAGGGCCTTCTTGAGTATTCTGATAATTATAGCAATACTATAAAAACAACAACTGCTAATAAAATTGAAATAAACGGAAATACAAAAGAATTAGTTACATGGACAGAATTAAATACAGCCCTACAAACTATGCTGACTTTACTCAATGCTGATATTGTAAAAGCAAATGGAGCAGGTGGCACAGCTACGGGAAATACAACTTTAAATATAACTTCTGCTAAAACTCAAAAACTTGTAACTAGTTAATACTTCATTGTTATTACTAATAATTAAGAAAAATTATTATGGAAATATACCACGATCTTGACTTATTTGGCAATGATACTTCTTCAGGTGAAGCTATTGTTCATTTTGATAACGAAGCAGTAGATTCTGCTTTAACTACGTGGATAACTTCTAAATTAGGGGATATCCTTAAAAAACCAAATGAAGCTGGTGTATTAGACAGAGCCATTTTTAAAAATATGACTGATGCAAAAGTTGATCAGTTAGTATTTTTAATTAGAACTGGTATTATGAATAATTTTTCTCCTAGTATTGAACTAAAAAAACTATATATAGAAAGAGACTATGTACGTAAAATATTAATTATAAATCTGGAATACTCTGAGCCAATTACAGGTCGAACCCAATCTTTAAAAATTTATACAAAAGATTTAACAGCAAAACAGTCTTTTACTTTTGAAGAAATAGAATTTTCTGAACTTAATTTACGGAACTGGGTATTAATTAAAAAACCTGAAATGAAAAGCAAATTACTAAAATTTAATTCAGAAAAATTGCATTGGCAATGGGGTAAATATCTTTTAATAAATCTTGAAGCTTCTGACAGCTATTTCGAAGAAATACTTGCACTCATAAACTTAAGCTAAGGTAATAATTTATGACCTTTGATTTTGATTCAATAAAAACAGACTTAAAAAATAAGCTATCCTTATTATCAAGTTGGTCCAAAATACTTTTTTATGGGGTATATGAAAGACTAATCGATGTAGTAGCTTATGGCATTGAAAAATTAGCATATTTAGTTGAAGTTTACTATCGTGAAAGCACTTGGGAAACTGCAGAAATAAAAGAGTCATTAGTAAATCAATCACCATATATTGGTTACATTCCTTATAGAACAGTAGGAGCCTCTGGAGAAGTTAGTGTTAATGCAAGCTCTACATTTAGCGGGTCAGCATATACTGGAGTAAGTGTAACTATACCTAAATGGACTCAATTACAAAATACAAATAAAACAGTATTTGCTTATACCACTGAAACTGAAATTTATGGAAATGGTACTTCTGGGTCATTATCTATTGCTGTAAAAGAAGGTACTGTTAAAACTTATACATATGAAGCTGCTGGAACAGCAAATGAAATAATCCCTTTAGTTTCTAATACAGTAGAAAATGATTATATTCAAGTTGATATTGTAGACTCAAATGGAACTGTTCTTAATGCAGTTAACATTTGTGGTGAAGATAATTTAACTGATGCTACTATAACAAATCCAGAAAAATTATATTTTTTAACAGACACCACAAATTACTATTGTGAAGTAGTTAACGCTTCTACTTTTGAACAAGTACTTATTAAATTTGGTGATAATGTTTACGGGCGTCAATTAGCTACGGGGCAATTAGTTAAAATTACGTATGCTGAAACAAATGGAGCTGCTGGTAATATTACACAAGCAGATATTATTACTCAATTTGCAGAAGACTTAGTTGATGCAAATGGGGATGTAGTTACTTTATATGTTACTAATGATGATGAAATAAGTAATGGAACTGATATAGAAGATATTGAGCACATACGAAACTATGGCCCTCAATTATTTGCTGCTGGATACCGATGTGGAGGAGATACTGATTGGAAAACTGTCTTAGAAGCTTCTGGATATATTTATCGAGCAAATGTAGCTAATGGAGAAGAACTTGGATATACTTCTACTGATACTGTTAACAAAGTATATGTTACAGCTATTTCTACTGATGGGTCGACATTAACAAGCGCTCAGAAAGATGCTGTTGTACTTTATCTTAAAGATAAAAATAAAAAGGGAGTGACTGAAATTGTTTCATGGTTTGACCCAGCTATTATTTTTCTTATGTTTAAAATAGAAGCTACTATAACTTCTCAAGCTTATACTACTGTTGATAGCTTAATTGATACAGCATTAACAACTAATTATGGGATTCTAAATGTAGATTTTCAAAAAAATGTTTATTGGTCAAATTATACAAAAATTATTGACTCTGTATTATATATTGACCATCATGAAACTGAAGTTTTACAAATGGAAAAAAATAAAGCTGCTACATTAGTAGTGTATGAAATTGCTGTTAGTTATCCATCTTCAGAAACCTCGATAGCAGCAGATCAGATTTATTTACAACAAGACACTTTAGAAATCTGGATTCATCGAAAACGGGCTGGAGTTTGGGATGATATTCCTTATCTTATAGGAAAAGATGTTAGTGGTACTATAGTTGGTAAGCAAGGGGATTTAACAGCTCCAAATATTTATACAATAACATCATCTTATATATCATATACAACAAATAAAATTGGGTATTATATAGACACAATCTATAATAATCTTAGTACATACGGAGTTCAAAATCCTCAAGCTGCTGATTTAACTGGATATATTATATCAATAGCATATAAAACTCAAGATGGTGCTGGAACTCCTGCTCATTTAGAAGATGTTAGATTACCTGAGTCTCGATGTATTACAGACATTGACACTGACTATATATTTAAAACATTAAGCTATTCATAACATGCCAATTACAAAAGACTGGACAAAATTACTACCCTCTAATTTAAAGAGTGTAACGAAATGGAAAGAATTTATACAAGCGTATCAGTCTACTATTGCAAGCTTAAAAGATGAAAAAATTACTACTATTCATGACCAATGGATAATAGATAAAGCTACTGAGACAGATCTTAAAAATTTATTAATTCGTTTTGGTTGGAACTTATCTTATTATGAAGGGTGGGCTATAACTAAAGAGTATCTTAAGCGTGAAGTTGAAACTATTATAAAACGCATTCTTTATAAAAATGGAAGAAAAGCATATATAGCTGAAGGGTATATTTTTAATTTATATGCTGATGTATACCCATTAGTAAAAATTGTAGAAGACAATAGTATTAGCCCTTTTATAGATTACTGGACTTCGACTGAATTAAGTAGTGTTATAAATATTCTCGATTCTGGGGATGATAAATTATTATATTATACATTAGGAATTCCTGTCTATGAAGATCCAAAAGAGTCAGGTTTTGCTCCAGCTTATTTAGATACTACTAGTACTATTACAATGCTTGACCAAGCTTCATATGTAGATTCAATATTACGAAGCATTATGTTTTCTTATAAATTTAATTTTATAGAAAATGCTACTGAATTTATGAGCTTAAACTCTTTAAAAGCAATTGATAATGATTGTAAGCAGATTAAACGTAAAACAGAACAAATGTATTATGAACCAAATTTACATATTAACTATGGTACTTCTGGTCAACTTATAACTACAAATTATGTAGACTATGAAAGACTTCTTTCTGGTAGTCAAAAAACTATGTTTTTCGGTTCTCCTACTAGTTTTTCTTCTATGATAAATTCTGGTTCAGTCCAACTAGGGAGTGGGGCATTAACTACTATAAATTCTTCTATTAGTTCTGTACAAGGATTAGTTTGTACAATTTCTGCTTTTGATACACTTACTTCTATTACAGAGGCTCCATTTTTATATAGAAGAAAACTATATGAAAAAGCTATGGTACCAGATTTTACAGAAATGGCTTGTTTTACTTCAAGTGGCCAGTGTTTTATGTATTCAACTTTTCCAAAAGTTATTTTAAATAGTGGGTCTTTCTATAGCAATATTGCATTTACATTTAACTTAGTTTAGTTCATTACTAATAATTAATGAGGATTCGATTTAATGAGTACGACAAATTCTGGTAATCAAACACTAACTTTCGATTATAAAAATCCAACTACTTCAGCAAGTTTTAATACTTTGTTGAGAGGAGCAATTAAACCTGGTATTTTTTCTGGAGCTACTCTTACTAAAGTTGATAATGCTACTGTAACTATAAGCCCATTTGTTGCTTACCTTAATGTTGGTACTGACAAAATGGTTAGAGCTACTACAACCACAGCAGTAACTATTAATGTGTCTGCTGGAAGTCCTGTTGTATATATGACTTATACGTGGGCTGATGTTATTGAAAATTATATTGACTTTGCTATTCGTGCTGATAATGGAGTAAAAGCTACAAATGAAGTTACTATTGGCAAAGCTACATATTCTGGAAGTGTATTAACTGGATTTAATTATACATGGCCTGCTTATAAAACTTCAACTTCACTTGATTCAGCAAATACAACTTATTTACCTGGAAATGTACGAGTTAATGGTACAATATCTGGAAGTTTAGTTGGAAATGTCACTGGGAATGCAAGTAATAATGTTGCACTTACAGGCAACCAAACAATAGCGGGCACTAAAACATTTTCATCTAATATTGTTGGAACATTATCAGGAAGTTTAATTGGGGACATCACAGGGCATGCTCATGCAATTGCTGAAACCGGAACTGGAGCAGGAATAATTCGTGAGAAAATCATCAATATTGATGATTGGGATATGGCTTCATCAGGCAGCCTTTGGAAAAGCCATGGATTAACATTTTCAAAAATACGTTCCGCATCATGCTTTATACGAGATGATGCTGGCCTTTATTTATATGATTTAGTAAATAGTGGAGCTGGTGAGATTAGGATTACTGCAACAGGTATTTCATTGTACAGAATAGCAAGTTTTAGTATGGCAGATACTGCGTCATTCGATTCTACACTTTTTAATTCAACATCTTACAATCGTGGTTTTATAACTATAAGATACATCGACTAATGAAATATAAAAGCTCTCTAACAATATAAATATAAAACACTAAATTAATTTAAAAATTAAATAAATGGAAACAATAACAAACAACATTAAAAAAATTAAAAAGCATCTTCAAAAACTTTTCCCTATACCAAACTACGAAGCTTGCTAGGTTTATGTGAAAATTAATTTTGAAGTAGATATTAAAAATAATTGTTTATTTATTACTATTTGCAAACCATCAATCACTCTTTTTGCTTCGCATATTGCTTTTGAAGAAATAAGACCATATTTAAACTCTTACGAAAAATTTACCTTAGACTTAAGACAACTAAAAGAGTTTGACTCAACTTTTATAGCTCTCCTTATAAATATTTTTAATACTCTTCAAATACAACACAAAAAACTCATTTTAGTACATTCATCAAAAGAGCTTTTACGAGCACTAGAATTGTATGGAATTTTAAAGTTTTTTGAAATTGAAATTGACTAAAACTTTTTATAATTTCCTAATAAAAGTTTTCTATTTGCATATATATTACACAAAAACTGAGGAGTAGAAAGAATATCTTTTACATAAGAGTCATCGGTGTCTTCTGAAATAATAGGAATTGTATAAGCATTTAAATGTTCTTTTCCAAGTTGTTCCGCCATTTTATAACCAGCAAAATCATTGTCATTTAATAAAAGTATTTCTTTAAACTCTTTTAAATAATCCATTTGGTCTTCAGTAATTACAGCTCCAAAAGTGCAGGTTACATTTTTAGAAATATTCAAATAAATTTTTGGTACACTTCCAAATCCCTCAACTACATATAAGGGTTTTTTCCTATCTAAATTATCAATATTAAAAATAGTAGTATTTATACTTACTCCTTTAGGGTATAAAACTTTTTTCTGAAGTAAGTATGTTAATTCAATAGAAAAGATTTCTTTATTGTTTTCAAATAATTTTTGATTTTCAAGTTTAAGTTTTCTTCGTTTGCATTCTCGCTTAAATTGTTTAGAGAGATTTTTAAATGAATCCGAGCTTTTATAATACTCTTGAAGTTTCTCATACTGCATTAATTTTCGAGCTTCAAACAAATTTATTTTTTTCTTTGAGTCTATAATTGGTACAATAAAATAGTCAGTATAAAAATTACTAATACAATGAGTAATATTAAATTCTTCACAAAAATCTTTTGTAAACCCTCTTTGAGAAGTGTAATTATATTTTTCTGATTGTAAAGGAAAAGTTTCTAAAGAAGTTTTAACAGTTAATTTTTTTTCTTTTGGCTTCTTTATTTCAGTAGATTGCTTTGGTTGAAAAATAACATTTTGTGGTATATAATCAAAAGATTGAGTTTTAACAAAATTCTCTGCTTCTTTATAAGTACAATTATAAATGTTTTGAACTATCTTTACAATATTAGTTTTTAGTCTACACCCTAAACAATTATAAACCCCAGTTTCAACATTAATACCAGCTGAAGGAGTACTGTCTTCATGAGCAGTATTTACACATTGAAGTTTTACCCATTCTCCAGAATCTTGAACATAATGAATATTTAACGCATCAAGAGTATTATAAATATCTGAGCGAGTATATTCCAATTAAGATTCTCCTAAATAACGAAGTCCACAATCAAGTATTTCTTTTGACACTCCATTTTCAAGGCAGAACGTATAAAACTTAATTTTTATTGTTGCAGCATTAAAAGTAATATTTTCTTGCAAAGCATTTTCAGTACGTTTTAATTCAATATCTCGTACAAAATAATCTTTATAAAAGTCATTTACTGAATTTGAATCTGGGGCATTAATAATATTCAAAACATTATTTTTATTTTTTGGTAGTTGGCCAAACTCTACTGTTTCATATTCAAAATAACTTGGGTGGGTTATTTCAACAATTTTACCTTCAACAATTTCAAATATTGGATTATCAATTTCTCCATGACGAGTAGCAATAGGAACCCCAATTATGTAATGTTGATTTTCATTATGAATAAAGTTTTTAGCTAAATGAATATGCCCATGGATAGTAGTTCCTTGCACGCTAAGATTAATTCCTTCATTTCCAAAAGCAGATTCAGGCGGGGTTATATGAGTAAAAATAAAGTCATAAGACCCTTTAAGACTCTCATATTCTTCTTTCATACTTAATGAGTATTTAAAAGGCAAAAACAAACACTTATAATTGTTAATAGTAATTTCTTCTTTTTCTAAAATCACTTTAACATTAGGAAGATGATTAATTCCTTCAAGCACACTTCCTTTTCTACGTGAATGTGTATGGTTTCCGCCAAGCAAGTATACTTGAGTTTGTTTTTCTAAAAAATTAGCGAACATAGAGAAAACTTCCCAATCTGGAGCTGAACTGTCAAGCTCATCACCAACAAAGATAAAAGTATTTCCTCTATAATTTTCATCTAGCCAATTTAAAAACTGTTGTTGTGCTTCAAAATAAGGGCTAGTATGCTTTAAGTGCAAATCTCCAATGACCAATACTTTGTTCATCTTTTATTTGTAACTCCTTATAATAGTCTACGTTAAATTCACTACATTTCTTGCATACAACTCCTCGAGGAGCTGACTTATGGCGGGTAATAGTTTTACATTTTTTGCAATATATTTTCATACATAAATCTCCTTAAATTATTTTTGAGCATCATATCGTTTAATTATTGAAATTAACGTCCTGTCTATATGACTAAGAGTATATCGTTTTATTGCAATATACCTATTTTGATAAATGTCTAAAGCAAAATTTATTTGTTCAGAAGTATACGTTTTTAGAAGATCTGTAATAATTCGAGCTTTTGTAGTATAAGATACTTCTAATTCATCTAAAATGTTAGATATATTGCTATTTTTAATCAATTCATAATATTTTTCTTTTGGTGTTATCATAACTATATTCTAGAAGGTCGCTGGGATGCTCCAGATTGACCCGGTTGCATTTGTTTAGCCTGGGTGATAATACCTATTAGAGTGAATTCTATTAACGTGGGCGTTAAATAGGTGAATTTTAATAATGAGTTTAACCGGTCAATACACATTTCTATAATAGAAATATGAACAGAAGTATCAATCTTGTCTAATTCTCCTTTAATATAAAAAGGTAATTGTAGACCTGCTGCTTGCTTATATAAAAAATTTAATTTTTTACGAAGCTGTTCAATAGTCTCGTCTGTCAATTCAACTTCAGTTAAAACATTTATATTTCCAGAAAGTAAACCATTGATAATTTTGCTTAAGGTTTTTTCAGTAACTAAATCAAGTTCAGAAAGAAGATCTTTTTCATTCCAAATATTTCCATAAATAACTCTTTCTAAATATGCTAGGGCATCTCTCATTGAACCACGAGCCGCTTCACTTATTGTCAAAAGTATACTTGCTTTTTCTTCAGTGTCAATTTTAATATTTATGGATTCACAATACTTATATAAGTATTCACCAATTTGTTTTGAAGTTAAAGGTTTTAAATTATATTTTATAGTTCTCCCAAGAATAGCAGGAGGTAATTTTAAAGTTTCCATAGAGCCAAGAAGAAAATATACTTCTTTATATTGGCGTTCAAGAAACTTTAATAATTTTTTTAGGGCTTGAGGATTTTTAGAAAGCGCTTGAAGTTCATCAAGTACAAATACTTTTTTATTACTAGTCTCAAAAGAAATTTTACGAGAAGCTATCTCTTCTATATCACGAGCTTTTTCTATATTAAGATCATAACCATCATATTCATAATAGTTTATAGCAGGTCTTTCTAAATTAATAGCATTACAAATAGAGCAATTATTACAAGCATTACCATTATTATCAGTATGCTCGCATAAGATATTTTTTGCTACAATTCGTTGAAGAGTTGTTTTCCCAACACCAGTAGGCCCTATGAATAAAGATACTTGTGGAAAGTTTTTTTCTTTCGATCGCTGCTTCCATTCTTTAATAGTTTTTTCATGGCCTATAACTTCATTAAGAGTTGGTGGGATTAGTTTTTGGGCTAAATTCATCGTGCCATTCTCCTGATACTACTTCCAAAATAATTTCTAAATCTTTCAAATCTACTTTTTTTGTAATAGTACAAATTAGTTCATCACTATAAGAAAATTCTTCTTTAGAATTATCAGACCATATTTTACGCTTTCCATTCTTTTTTAAAATATGAGGATGGATTTTTTTAACTTGCCCATATAAAGCTATTAAACCAATGACTTGAGTATAAGCATTATAATACAGTCTATTAACTTGAGCTTCTATAAAAGTATCATTTATCTCTTGCATCTATATTTTCTATTTATTTCTAAAATTTTTATTTTCATATTCTCAGAAAAACTTTCTTTATATAACATCGCTTCCATGAAATCACTTTCCCAATCATCAAATTGTGATGCATATTGTTTGCATACTGAATTCACAATTGCAGAGTAGTTTAATTCTTTCATATAATAATTATACAAATCAAAATAAAAAATTAAATCTTTTTATTTTCCATCATAAATGTACGCCAATCATTAGAAACAAAAAAATCATCTTGAAGTATTAACCACAAAGAGTATCTTTTTGATTTAAAAATTAAGTCGTATAACATGGCCCCAGAAGAATGGAACTTAGTAGTAATTGGGAATATAATAAATTCGGGAGTTTTACGATCGCGTATTTTAACAGGCATAAAAGGAATCATAGAAGACGGGCAATCATTATTTACTTTCAACCATTGTTGAAAAATGCCATTAGAAACTAAATTTGAAAAATTAGTAAATAATAGATTTATAGAAGAATATGACTTTGTGTCAATAAAAAATAAATCAGTAAATTCTTTATAAATTAAATCAACAGCTACAATATCTCCTTTTACACAAGTATCTTTACCTTGTTTTTTACGTGAGGTAAAGCGAGCACCTGAGGATAAATCGCGCCAGAACAGATCATCGTTTGTATTATTACTAACCCACAAAGATAATTTTTTTGAAAACTCACGCTCGTAAGAATTACCTACTCCTTTAGAATTCACTTAGACTTAGCTCCAAATTTAGGGATTTTTATAAAATAAAGGTATAATAAAACTATAGTAGCAATAATCTTAAGCCAAATCATATTTTACTTCTGGAAGTACTCCATTAGAAGATACTAAAAATGGCAGTAAACACTTTTGATCGATTTCAATAAGGCGTTTATACATATTTTCTTTTTTATCTTTTATACATAATACATATTTAGTCAAATATGTTTTTATTTCTATATTCACATTTGCTAATTCTATTGTAGGAAATTCAAGAAAAGGGTCAATAAAAGCAATTGCATAAATTTTACATCGCACTTTATCTGAAGGAATTTGAGAAAATTTTAAATCTGTTGGTAAATAGTATTTTTTACTTTCAGTTAAAATAACCCCAGTGGAACTACAAACTCCATTTCTTATAACAAAGTTAGTATATGTTACAGAATTATTAACTTCTTTACGAACCTGGGCTAAGTCAAAATAATAAATTGCAGCCATTATATACTCCTAAGCGTTTAGTACTTTAAACTCAAGCACTTTACCACTAATTTTTTTCAATGATTTACATGCTATCCCTTTTTGTTGTATATTTTTATTTAGTAGAGAATTCTCTTTTACAAAATCTAATAAAGTCTTAGGAGTAAATTCAGAAAAAAGTTGAATTTCATCACAGATAAGAGGCACATGGCAAAGTTTGCCTTCATTTAAGAGAAAATCATTAAATATATCAACACGATGTTCAGTTGTTAAATGCTTTTTAGTTTTTGCAGTTGTAACATCATGCATTAAAAATCTAAAAGTAGGTTTATTATAACAATTACCTTTTATTCCTTTGCCAATTATAAGGCCCTCTATTATCATATTTTTTGGATAGTTTTGAAAAGCCTTTTCCATGTCACATTTTTCTATTAAAGACGAACAAATAGTAATATTTTCGGTGGTAGCTTCTTTTAAATTAACAATAGTGAATACTATTGCACCTTTTTTATTTTTAGTATAAGTAACTTTAAGGCCTTCGCAAAATTCAGTTACTTCAAAAAATGTCTTTTTATATTTTTCAAAGTACTCTGGTACATCAGCAAGATTAATCATAATTTCTCCTTAAGTCTTATAATATTGGATGATCCATAAATTGATTTGAAGCAACAAAGTTTGGGTCATCAATGTCTAAATATTCATTAAATAAAATAAATGAAGTATTTTCTGCTAGTAAAGGCATTGGGTCCATTGGTTCTGAAGGAGACTCATTAGCAAATTTATAAAATACTGATAAATGACAATGTCGCCCAAAACTATACCCTATATCAGCGTAGTTTCCTAGTTTAGTATTTTTTGCAATAGTGTCTCCAAGTTTTACAGATAAATTTTCCAAATGAAAGTACTCTAAATAAACTATTTGGCCATGATATTTTGAACGTACAATACAATAGTTTCCTCCTGAGTTCTCTTGAGTCCACCGAAACTTTGAGTCATATTTATTATAGGCTTTTACAACAACTCCATCAGTAAATGAATACACAGCCCGCTCGCTATTAGACATACGAAAATCTATGCCATAATGTTTAACTTCGCTAAATCCTCGGGTAACACGTATCCCATTATGAAGTAATGTTCCAGTCCAAATTGGCCATGAAAACTCTACAAATTTTTCAATTGAAGGGTCTGTACTTCTAACAGTTTGAAAAAGAGTACCTATACCCTCATTCCAATCTACATATTTTACATATCCATTTGAAGTTACTTCTTCTACAAGACCAACTCTATCGTGAATCTGTTTTCCATTAACCCACTTAGGCTTAAAAATAATAAAGTCTCCTGGCTTTACTTGAGAAATACTAATTGCATAGGTAAGCCCTACTTCCATATATGCGTCTATCTTTTTAGCTAAAATGTTACTATCTTTCGCAGTAACATTTGCACCAAGAGAATTTACAACCTTTTCAATTGCTCCTAATTTTAAATCAGGCCCACTTTCTTTTTTAAAGTCAGCTAATGTTAATAGCCATCTTAAATGAAGGTTTTGTGGTTTAATTTTTCTAAAAGCTTCATAGTCTTTTCTGCTTTTTTCAAGCATTACACTTTCTTTTTGAAAGAAAATTCCTAAATGCTTAGTATAATCGCAGTATAATGTAGTAAATATAGCTAAAGTAATACAGTATACAATTATACTAACTTTATGTTTTATAACAAAACGAGCAAATCGTCTATTAAAATAATTATATACTTTTATTTTAAATATGTTTAATTTAATTCTTAATTTTATGCTGAACTCCTTTAAAATGTTTAATTTAGTTTCTTCAGTTTCTTCAGTTTCTTCAACTTGAATATTAAAACTATTTGGATCTAAACTTTCTTCATTTAATGTGAGTTGTCTTCTGCGTTTTTTACGTCGACTCATGCTTTTACCTCTTCTTAATTTTAGTTCCTTTGACTTTGCCTACTGTACTTGGATGATAAGTTACTCCTGTTGAATACCCAGTTTCGCTATTTCCACATTTCCCAGCGGCAACATCATGCATAGCTACTTTTAATTGAGGCCCGGTGTTCTTACTCTTACATTGTGGACATAATTCTTTCATGTCAGAAAAATTATCTAAAACTCTCATTTTACAAACATCAAACTTATAACCACAATCTCTGCAAACGAAGTCTGCAAATTGCATTATTTACTCTCCTAATTCGCCTGGATTTATGTCTTCTGTGTCTTCTAAATTTTTACCAATATCTAGTAATTTTTTACTTACTTCATCATTTACTGTTTTTTCGTCTATTCTCATGCTAGTTTTTGAATTTTTAATAAGCTCCTTATTGGGCTTAATTATAATTTTTGGTAATTTTTCAGCCACCTCAAAATCAATAGGACTCATTGTTTTTCTAACTTCTTTAGAAGAAGTTATAGCTTCTTTTTTAGGAGCCAAATGAGACTGTATAAATTTTTCTTTATCAGTATTCAATTGAATCAATGCTAATCTAATTGCATTAGCTTTAGAATACAATTCAATCAAGACTAACTTTTCATCACCTTTAGCTCCTTGTTGAAGTATATTCAAATTATTAAATACTAAAGTTATAGACTTCAAAGACTCTCGTATTCGAGTTTCTTTACCTGATAGTTCCATAAGAGCTACCCCTCAATTATTACTTTTAATTCCCCAGTAGTGTTAACTTCAAAAAGTCGAGACAAAGCTTTTCGTTTTACATTAAAACCATAAAACATAAAAGTGTCATCAACACGAGATGTTTTAAATGTAGTGTCATCTACAAGAATGCTTTTTATTTCACAAACTTCTTTTGTTCTTTTTTGAAGTAGTTTATCACCAACACGTAAATTATTAGCTTCTTTGTAATTCCAACCCATAAATTTCTCCAATTGTCTATGATTATTAGTTAAAGAATACAAAACTAATTATAAAAAATTACCAAAAATTTATTAAATTCAGGTCAATATCTGAAAAATCTAATAAAAGTTTACATTTTTCATTTTTTGTATCATTTGCTTGTTTAACGTATAATAATATATTTTTTGATTGCTCTAATGTTTTTTTCAATTTTAAAGTTAAGTCTTGGTATAGGGTATCTATACTTATATTTTTATTAATTTTATAAGATTTTTTTATTTTAATAGTAGGGAGATTAAGATGACCATGTGCTTGAGAAATAACCATGTTGTCTGAATTGAGTACCCGAAGTACTTTTAAAATATTAATATTTTTATATTTTGGTGAAAGATGTTTAGCGAGAAGATCGAATGAGAAGAAATAACATTTTTCTAATTCTTTTTTAAATTTAGCTGTTAGCCTAACTTTTTTGTGGATGCTAATAGTGTAATTAGTGTCATGTTCAAATAACATTCTACCAATGACTTCTGTGTAATAATCTTTAATAAGTGGGAGTGCTTTAACCTGCCAAGCAATAGAATATGATGAAAAATGTTTTTGAAGTGCTACTTTAGATATAGCTGAGATAAGATTTTGATAACCATATTTTTCTATATAAGGCTGATTTGAAACAAAGTCAGAAGATGCTTGAGCAACTTGAGTTTTTAGTTTTGACATATCAAAATGCTCTTGAACCCATTTGAAAGCATTCAAAATAGTTTTAGCTTGATCATTTTTAATATCATTACTGCCTTTGTCATAGCTTAATACAATTTCAGTAAAAGATTCAAGAGTACCATTTGACTTTTTATAATAAAAGAATACTGCTCCTTTTGTGAACCATGTCTCATGTCGGGTTCCAGCCCCATAAAAAAGATCTTTTTTAGTACTAAATTTGACTGGAGTCTCATATGTATTTTTGAAAATAGACCCTGAATACTCTTCTTCTATATCTTCAAATTTAATTTTTATGGAATCATAAGACACAATGTTCTTATTTAAGTTAGTTTTAACGAGGTTAATTGCTTCTAAAGGAGTACTTATAAACTCAAATTTGACTTTTGAAATATCTTTTGTGTCTGCATTTAATAGTTTAATAGGCCGATAATACACGCTCATGGGTAATTGAAGAATTTTATTTGTCCAATTTAAATCAATATTAATTGTAAACGTTTCTGAATTATACTTATCTTTTATATAATCAACGAACTTTTTTAATATTTCAGGTTTTACTGGTTTATCAAATTCATAATAAACATGAAATCCACCATTTTTAGAAATTTCTATATATAGTGGCTCTTTGTAATTTAACTCATCTAATAAAATATGTAGGGTCGATAAGGCTTGTTGTTTAAAAAATTCTGTATTTTCTATACTTGTAGGATGAGCATCAATATCAAAACAAGCAATATTGCTCTTAGGATGCTTTGAAAGTCCGTATACTTTTGAAATTTTTCTGCAGGTAATTGCTAATTGCTTAGTTTCTTCATCAATAATATCATTTTTTACTTTATTATATACTCGGTTACTAAATTGAGTTTCATAATGCTTTTGTATTGTGTCAGCATTTTTTAAGGATAATGGTATCATAACATCAAGGTTATTTTTATTTGCAATATAAACCTTTCCATTATTAATATCTTCTTTATGGTCTGACCACCAACTTATACCTGTAAGATGAAGTGGATTTTCACTTTCTGACCCTACAAATATTGCTTTATGTGCTTGTCTTCTAGTACCTGTTAAATTAAATCCTAGTGTATATAAAAAGTCTAGTAAACGAGGTTTAATTAACTTATAAGTTTCTGGTTCAAAAAAATTATCATTATAAATGTTAAATTTTAATTGCTCTATTTCAGATATCAAACTACCCTCTCAAGGTTATTATTGTTATTAGTATAATGGCAGATATTATTAGAATACAAAAGTGTGAGAAAACTAGAAATTTTTATTTCGCATAAAAAAATTTCTACAATTTGCGTTGATTTGTATTATATAATAAACCACGGAGAAATTAGTATATGAAAGTAAATCATAATGAAGATGATATTTTTAAAAGCTTAGGTATCAATACAACTGATATGGGTACCTTTATTGAATATTTAAGTAAAAATGTACTTGAAGATGAAGAAAAAGACTGTCTTTCAAAAGAACTTGAAGCCCTTGAGCTATTTATTTTTGATAAAGGAAAAGAAGTAGATCTTGCAAACCTACGTACGTTATTATTGTTTTTCTATGATATCTTTATACGATATACTGAAGTTAAAGAAGCTATTACTTGTTTAACTAAAGTTGGACTTGATGACTTAGCTCAACCTGTTCTATATAAAGAACTTCAGGAAAGTTTTTCTGCTCAGAAGCACTAATAATTAAATTTTATAAACTCAAATGAGTTTGTATATATAAAACACTGATGCTTTTAGCATCTAAAAAAGAGGTAAAATTTATGACAGTATTTGATGATGCCGTACAAAAAAGGGAATCGCAAAAAGCTAGAGAAGCTCGTAAAAAAACAAACACAGGGACTTTTGAATTTGTTAAAACAGAAAAACTTGGTCTTCGCGTAGGTGATGAACCACGTACTGAAAAGGTTTTTCGAATTGTTGGCTTGCCTTTTGAAAATCGTAAAAATGCTTTTGATTCAAAATTAGTATTTTTTAGCAGGATTATAAAGGATGGGCAAGCAGGGTATACTCATATTATTTGGAAAACTATTCTAAATGAGGATGGTATTCCTGAGTTAGATGAAAGCTGGATTCTTTACCGTCTTTACAAAAAAATCACTGAAGCTAAATGGTATAATTATTCTGATGCTGAAAAAGCTGCTCTTGGTGATGGTAAAAATGGGAAGTATATTCCTCTCCATTCTGGTACAAAATGTTTTGCTCGTGTCCAAGCTAATACAAAAGAAGGAGCTAAATATCCTCCAAAGTTTTATCCTATTAAACGAGTATTGATGAATGTTATAGATCGTATGGACGATTGGTGTGTACAAAACAAGCATACTAAACTTCTTTATGATGCTATAAATCCTTTTACTCGTGTTAATGCTGATGGTAAAGAAGAAGTAGTTGAGTTTGTTAATAATGTGGGTATTAGCAAAACAGCATATGATTGCATCTGGGAAAACGTTATTAAATATCATCATCATTGGGATATTGATGTTATTGCCCGTACTACTGGAGATGGGCAAAATCCTGTTATAGTAAAAGATGCTACTGAGAAAAAGCTTGAAGCTCTTTCTTTACAACTTGCTAAAGTAGACCCTATTACTGCAGAAGAAGAAGCATATGAACGCTATGATGTTGATAAACTAACTCCTCATGCAAGTTATGATAAGTTATATAGAAACATTGTTGGCTTATTCAAAATGACTGATGCTGAACTTGGTGAATCTTTTTCTAAAGAACTTGGTGAGTTAGTAGACAAAGAGAAGAGTGAAAAAGCTGCTAATCAAGAAACTGAAACTACTCAAGATGAAACTGAGCATCAAGAAATTCCTGAATCTGCTAATAAAGAAAGTAAAGAAGCTCCTGTAGCAGAAAGACCTCAAAGGGAAGTTAAAAAAGAGTCTTCAGAGATTGATTATACTAAGGTATTTCCTTATTGGGCTAAACTTTCGACAGATGACCAGGCAGATATTAAGAAAGCTCTTCAAGAAGTTAAAGGTAATGTACCTATTTGGAAAGCTGGAACTAATCTATTGCCTTGTGATACAGCAACTTGTGTATATGCAGGAACTACAGAGAGAACTTTCTTGCCAAACACCGTGTATATTTGCCCTGAATGTGGTACTGATTTTAATGCAAAATAATTTCTAATAAAATTATAGTAGGATATAACCAAGTTAATGGGTCTTGTTTGAACGTTATTTGTATTATAGCTAGTAAAGAAACCAAACGTTTCCTACTATAATTTTATATAATTTTTGAGGAGAATTTTTTTTATGTCATTATTGTGGTTAATTATTCCCATCATATCTTATGTTATTATGTGGCTTTGTTTTATTCCAATAGCTCATGAATTATACTTATATTTTTTCTATGAAAATAAGAGCAAATGGTTTAATAAAACTATATTTTATGGTTGTTTTAGTCCTTTGTCTCCTATTATAGTTATATCAATTTTAATTATAATGTTGTGGTTAATATGTAAAGAAAAAATACTTAATGGTAAAGATAAAGTTTTGAAATATTTTTTGAAAAGGAAACATGATTTTGGACTTTAAAGAATTTTCTGACTTTTGTACAAAGCGTTTTTGTTATCGGCATTCAACTTATTCTGAACGATGTTTACAAGAAGAAAAACAACTTCGATGTTTTACTAAATGGAATAAAGTAAAACTTAAAAAAGCTAAAAGAATAGTTGCTTTAAATTATGAATATGCTTCTTTTGTAACAGAAGTCTGGAAGCAGACTTTTGGAAGTTTTGATGGGTTTTCAAAAAAGAAAAATTGGCAGAAGTATTGCAGAATTTGGAATATATTAACTGATGATGAAAAAAAATATATAGAAGACAATTTTAATGAAGACTTATGGCTAAATGAAAATTTAGATGTTGCTCATATACTTCCAAAAGACACCGATATAGATTTAAAATATAATCCTTCAAATGGGGTAATTTTAGGAAGATTATTTCATCAAAGATTGGACAGTTTTAAACATCCAGTTACAAATGAAAAAATTACAAAAGAAGAAAGACTGACTTGGTTACAAAAAGCAAAGGAGAATTAAAATGAGTACAGAAGAACAAGTAGAACAAACTGAAGAGAAAAAAAATAAAAAACCTAAAACATTAGCTGATTTACAAAAAAGTCTTACTAAAAGTTTTGGTAAAAAAGCTGTTATTTTAGGAGATGATATAGAAGAAGTCCCTGTATTATGTTCATCAGGATCTTATGCAGTTGATGCTGCAATTGGCATACAAGGAATTCCTAGAGGAAGAATTCTTGAATATTATGGCCCACCAAGCGGCGGCAAAACTTTGTTTACTTTACTTACTATAATTGAGTGTCAGAAAAGTGGTGGAGTGGCGGCCTTTCTTGATTTAGAAAATTCATTTGATAAAAATTGGTTTATTAGACTTGGTGGAGATTGTTCTCCAGAAAAATTTATTTTATTAAAACCAAAATCAGGAGCTGATGCATATCAAATGCTTGAAGACATGGTTACATCTAATTTAGTAGATATAATTGGTGTAGACTCTGTGTCTACTATGACTACTGATGAAGAGAATGAGGGGTCTTATTCAGATTCTCACATGGCGGTTTTGGCCCGTTTGATGAGTAATGGGCTTAAAAAATTTAATTCAATTATGATGCAACATCCAAAAACGACCATAATTTTTATTAATCAAATTAGGTCTGGAATGTCAAAATATAACCCCGAAATAGCAACTGGTGGATCTGCTCTTGCTTTCTATTCTTCTGTTAGACTTAATATTAGAAGAATAGGTGGTGAAGACGGGATTCTTGGCCCTAAAGATAATCCACATGGGTTTCGGACAAAAATTCGAGTAGAAAAAAACAAGGTCGGGCCTCCAAAACGAATTATTGAAACTTCAGTATATGTTAATCATCCTACAAAAATTGGTGTAGACAAAGATGAAGAGCTTCTTGATATAGCTTTAAGTATTGGGCTAATAAAACGTTACTCTAAAACTCCTGATAAGACTTCTTTTATTGAAGATCTAGATGGTACTTATTATGAAATAAATAATCAGAAATTCTATGGGTGGCCTAAGTTTCAAACTTATATTGAAGAGAATGCTCAGGTACTACAAGAACTAAAACCAACCATAACTGCTTTTATGAATAAACGTGTAAAACCCGAGCCAGAGTCTTTTGCTGCAGTTGTAGAAGCTGAAGAGAAAAAACAACGAAAGTCAAGAAAGGAAAAAGATAATGTTGAAGATTAGAATTGAATCCACTAATCCACTTATTGGAAATCAAATAGATTTTTGCGAAGTGTGTGAAGCTGATAAAACCTCAGTATCATCTTCTACTGAATTTGTACATACTTTTGTAAGAGCAATGTTAGGGTCTGGTTTTAATCTTGATATTATTCTGCTTGGTATGAAAGATATCATTGAATTTTATGAAAGTACTGCAGGTCTTGAAGAACTAGAGGAAAATAACTAATGTATTATTTAGGAATTTTTCTTCTTATTTTTCTAGTGCTTGGTATAATTCTTCGTGTATTGAAATTATCTAAATTTTCGAAAGAAGATTTAATTCCAGAAATTTTTGGATTTTTATTTCTTAGCCTTTTTGTATTCTATATTTATAAGACTTTAATGTTATGGTAATTAAAAATTGTTTATCTTGTGTTCATAGTAGGAAAGCTAAAATAAAAGACTATGTAGGATGCCTTTTATTTACCGCAATAAAATACAAAATAGATTATTATAGTGTCTTATTATCTCAAGATTTACCTTCTGAAATAATTAAAAGCGGAATTTCTAAGTCAAGTTACGGTTTAGTAAATTTATATGCAAAACCAAATGTAAATGTTAAATCTGAAGATCCATATATTAGAAATAACTTAATTGTTAAAGAAGGAATTATTGTTGAAAAAAATCAAAAGTGTTACTATTATAAAGGAATTGAATAAGTAATGTTTATAAATGATTTATATCTTAAAGACTTTAAAAATATTAGAGAAGCTACTTTACAGTTTGGTAAAATAAATTTAATTATTGGTGAAACTGGGCAAGGAAAATCTGCTATTTTTGAAGCTCTTACTTTTTTAATGACAAATACTCTTGATGAAAAAATTGAAGAGTACGTTCGGTGGTTTCAAAAAGAATTTAAAATTTTTACAAAGTTTCATCATGTAGGAAAAGATTTTGAATACACTATTAAAGCAGGTAAAGGTACTGATAGGAAATTAGTTATTGACTTTAATGATGACTCAGCTTTTTATAAATCAGATGCTGTTAAAGAACTGGTTACATTTATAGATCCAGAAATAACTCTTTATTCAAATATAGCGATGCAACATAAGAGTACTGAGTTATTATTTGAAAAACCAACTCCTCGACTTCAAAAAATAAAAATTATTTCTAAAATACAAAAGATCAATGAAATAGTTGACAAAATGAAGGAAGATGTAAAAGAGATTGGTAAGCAGATAGAGACTTGTGAAACTGAAATAAAAACACTTAATGGAATTTCTTTTGACTATCTACCAGTTCCCGAGTTATTAGAAATAAATTTAGATGACACTAACAACAAATTATTATTTCAAGAGACTGAGAAGAAGATCTATGATGAAGAACTTAAAAATCATGAAGTATACAAAGAACAACTATTTCAATATAATTCAACTCAGAAAGAATTATTAACTCAAGAAACTAAACTTAAAGAAATTCTTCAGGTATTAGAAAATATTGGATTTGAAGAAATTGTTGAATTTGATGACACTATTTTAGTTGAATGTGAAAAGACTCTTCATAATTTTAGTTTAGAAATGATGTCTTTAAGAAAAGATATTGAATCTTATAATAAAATTCAAAATGAAAAGATTGATATAACCACTAAATTAGAAGAACGAAATAAACTTATTTCTGAAAATCAAATTAAACGGCTTCCTCGTCTTACTATTTCTCAAGAGTCAATTGATGGAGATAAAAAGCAACGTATTGAAATTCGAGATTTATTAATTAAATCAAAGGATAAATTAAAAGCAATACAAAATGGCGAGTGTCCTACTTGCGGAGCTAAGTATATAACTAATTTTATAGATGATTTAAAAAGTCAAATTAGTTTGCTCTCTGAAGACTTTAATAGAATAGATATTGCTATTAAAGAAGCGGAAACTTCTTTTAAAGACTATGAAAATATACAACGAGATAATAAAATTATTCAATCTAGGTTAGATATATGGAATAAAGATATTACTGAATTTACAACAAAATTAGAAAGTTATTCAAATATTATTGAACCTGATAAAGCTAAATTAAGCTTATTGCAAAAACAACAAAATGAACTTACTATAAAAAAAGTTGAGTTAACACAAACAAAACAAAAATACAATGAGATTCTTATTAAAAATAAAGAGAAAGAAAAGAAAGTTATTGAACTGGAAAAAATTAAAATAAGCATTGAATCTAAGATTGAAGAATATTTAAAAATTCAAAAGCCAAATGACTTTATTTTCTTATCGCAATATGATGAAAAACTTTATTTGCAAATAAAACAATTGCTTTCAGACTATGAACTAAGACTAAATGATAAAAATAAAGCAGAAGAGTTTAATGATAAAATTGATAAGCAAAAGAAAGATATAGTTAAAAAAGTTTCTATATTAGAAAAGCAAATTTTTAAATATAGAGAAGACGCTGCTGTTATTAAAGAGACTCATATACTACTTGATAAAGATTTTAGTGCTCATCTTGTTGATTTAGCAAGCACTTATATAAAGCAAAAAATGAATGATTTTTTTCAAAAAGCTTATGGAGAATACTTAATTGATTTTCGTCAAGTCGATCGTGGAATAGAATTCTTTTATTCTGAAAATTCTAACGATTGGCACCCAGTATCGATGTTAAGTGGCTTTGAAAAACAAATTTTTGCTACTTCTTTTCGAATTGCTTTAACTCATTTACAAAATTTGAACTTTTTAGTGCTTGATGAAATAGACTCAGATGCTTCTACAACAGCATCTTTAAAATTATATAAAGCAGTATTAAATGAAAACTTTGAACAAATATTTGTGATTTCTCATTGCGAAGATACAAAGGACTTTTTTAATACTTTACCAGAAGTAAAAGTATTTGAAATAGAAAACGGAGAGCTAAAATAGCTAAGGAGAAAAAATGGATCTTAAGTTTAGTGTTACTGAATTAAGTTTTTTGCAATTATATTCTAATTGTTCTAATTCGAAAACTTCTATAGCAGATAAATTTCAATTTATTTCTATTAAAGACTCTACTAATATTATTTGTCTTCAGAATAGTTTAAATATACAGCTTTTTACTATTTTAAAAGATAAAAATTTAGATAACTCTGAGTTCATTGTTACTTATGAAGTGAAGAAGTTTTTTGATATTTTAAAACATTGTAATACTGATGATGAGATTATTATTACATCTGAAAATATTTTGTTTGGAAAAAATTCTAATTATCAATTTGAAAAATATGATCTTGATGAAGCAACTAATATTAAAAATATTTTTTCAATTTTAGCTAATGTGTCCAAATATAAAACTATTGAGTTGAACAGCTTAGACAAACTTTCTAAAGTTAAATCTTATATTGGGGAGGAACGATTAGGCCTTCATGTTATCGGCCTTTTTAATAATTATTTTGTGACGAGTAATAGAGAAGATGGTACAATTGCTATTATCACTAAAAATGATTTTACTAAAGCTTTATATTTTCCTAAAGAACTTTTAAATTTATCTTATCTTTTTAAAGATAACTCTACTACCTTAATTTTAATTCGAGAATTTAATAAATACTTAGTATATTGCGGAGAGACTTTAATTTTTATTGAGGCTCCAGATTTAACTAAAGTACTTTTACCAGATATTTTTTCTTCAGATATTAGAGCAATGTATAATCATGAAACTACTCTTATTTTTAAAAAGGAACTTTTATTAAAAGCTTTAAAGAAATTAACTGGTGCTTCCAGCCAAAAAGCTGAAAGTAGAATATACCTATTATTTGAAAAAGATAAATTTATTTTAGAAAGTAGAACTACAAGTATTTGCAGAGAGACGATTGAGTACAGTTTTGATATTAATGAATTACTTTCGTTACAAATAATTGTTTCTGTTACTCAAATGCTTTCTATGGTATTAGCAATACAAGATGAAGAAATTTATTTAAAAGTTCCTATTAATGCAAATGCTATGAATACACTTACAGTGACAAATAAAGATGAGTCTACTTTTTTTATTATACCTTTATATATTGGATCAGGTACAAAAGAATGAGTGCAAATGTAAATAGATGGTTAGAAGATCAAACCTTTTTAAGTAAAATAGATTTTGAAGACAAAGTTTATTTTCAAATTTTAGCTAAAGAGATTTCTGGCTATCTTAAAAATGCTCCTGTGCCTTTAGCTACTTATTGGATTGCAGAAGAAAAACGAATTTACTTTATGTTAGGACAACATATTAAATTTTATTTACCTGTTGATGTTAATGTATCATATAAAGATTCTATTACGAAAGTTGAAAAGTATCTTAAAAGATGTTATCCTCATTATTTAATTGAAGTTGAAGATAGAGTTTTATTAAGCCCTTCTGAAGTAGTTCAGGTTATGAAAGATGAGAATATATCTTTAGAAGAAGCTTTTACTCGTAAAAAAACTATTTTACGAAAAGAATATGGAGTTATTGATCGTATTTTTAAAAAGGAAGATCGGTTTATTCTTACTGTAGATGACATAAGTACAATGAGAATGTCAGGTATTCCTGCCCAAAATCCTATGTCGATATCTGAATTTTTAGCAAAGCTTAAACTTATTATTTTTAATGAAGGTAGTGGAGAGCAGATTAAAGATTTTATTTTTGATAACAGTGTAGAACAACGAGTTTTAACTAAACGGCCTCAAGTTATTGACTATGAAGATGTGATGATGATGAATTTTTTTGATATTAACTTTCATCTTCTTAAAGACTTTCCTTTAGTTGGGGATGGAGATACTTATACTTGGGGTCATTATACTATCCATTTTAATTCACTTCAAGTACAAAAAGAATGCCTTCGTATTTATAAAGAACGGGTTGAGAAATTAAACCAAAATGTTAACAGTTGATTATGCTCCTTCGTTAAATTCATTTGTTGTCAGCATTTTACTTCCACGAGAAGCTGTAGATGAATTTGATGAACTAACTACTTTTTTAAAATCTTTATATTTATCTTATAAAGATTTTATTAAAGGCTATCTTGTGCCTGTAAATAGGGTTGATGAAATATTATTATGGTTTCAAAAATATGGATTTGAATATTCTGTAACTGATGAAGCTATTGAAGCTATTAAAAAAGTAGAAGCTTCTTTTATAAAAGAAACTAATTTTGTTAGAAATAAAGATATAGATTTTTCTATATTAACTTCATCTACAGTATTATTTAATTTTCAAAAAGACGGAATTTTACTTCGAACCCAGCGATCTGCTTATTTGGATGCCGACGATGCGGGGCTGGGTAAGACGATACAAAATACTATTGTATTCTCTAATTTGTATAAGTATAAAGAAGTTGATGGAATTATCATAGTTGTACCTAATGGATTATCATATCATTGGAAATATGAATTATTAAAATTTTCAACATTGTTTGTTGAAGATGATATTTTGCTTGTAACTAATCAAAATAAAATTAAAATTTTTGACCACGCAATTAATAAAAAAGTTTTAATAATTCCTATTCATTTAGTAGCTGATTGCCTTTTATCATATAGAAAAGATTTTAAAACTTTAAAATCTGCTAAACGAGTTCGATGGTCTTCTTGTGTTAATGTTAATGAAGTTTGGAAAAAAGAATCAATTTTTTGCTTGATAGATGAATCTCATTTAATTAAACATAGTAAAGCTATTAGGTCAAAAGCTGTTATGGCATTAAAGAAATTTTCAAAATTCAGGGCTTGTGTAACAGCTACTCCAGCTATTAATAGAATTGAAGATTTTTATAATCAAACAAAATTTCTTGATAATTCAATTATACCAATGTCTGAAAATGCTTTTAAGTTGTGGATTTCAAGCTCTATAGGGAATTTTCGAGATCGCTATCATATTAATTCTTATGATACTCAAAAAGTACAGAAATTATATCAGTGGTTACAACCATATTTAATTAAACGACTTAAAGAAGATGTACCTGAAATGAAAGCTAAGAAGTTTCCACCAAAAATAATAAATTTAGAGATGACTCAAATACAAAAAGAAATTTATCAATTCGTATGCAAACAAGAAGTATATTTTCTAGAAGAAGAATATAAAAAAATAACGTGGAAACTTATCTTAAATAAACTTCCAATAATTTTAGCCGCCATCGACAACCCTTTATTACTAAAAAAGCGTGAATATGCAGAAGGATATCTTAATACTTTAATTTCTAAATATTCAATAGAAGAAGACCCTAAATTTATTGTTCTTAAATTTTTGGTCGAAAAATACATTGATAACATGGATGAAAAACTTATAGTATATGGCATTCATCCTGAAACACTTAATATTTTATTTTCTAAGTTTAAATCATATAATCCTCTTATAATACATGGTAGTGTTAATGTTACTGAAGCAGAACGATATGAAGTTGAGAGATTATTTAATGAAGACTCTTCTAGAAAAATAGCTTTTCTTTCTGCTTTAACAAGTTCAGCAGGGTTAAATTTACAAAAAGGTGGTAGGGCTATTTGTGTATACGAATGCCCATTAGATGCTACTCATTTTAGACAATTGCAAGATAGAACTCATCGTATTGTTTCAGAAAAAGATACTATTATTGAAGTACCTACTTACCCAGATACTATTGATAACATTCGAGTTAATAGAGCTATGAATAGAGCTGAATTAAATGATAAATTAAATAAAGAAATTTCTAATGACGAATTGCAAAAGTTACTTCGAGGAATTATATGAGTATTTTAAACTTTTCTGAAATTTATTCAAAAGATGATATTATTTTTGTAGCTTGGTCAGGTGGATTAGACTCAACTTATTTTATTTGGAAAGCTTTAAATGCAGGTTTTATAATAAAAGCTAGTTATTTTGAAATAATGAATAATTATACAAAAACTAAAAGAGAATTAAAAGCTATAGAAAGAATATTGCCTTTATTTCAAATATTTCCAAACTTTGAGTATTTAGGGAAAGGAATTTCTGTAGATATTAAAAGCACACGAAATGGGCTTTATTTATGCCAAATATTAGTTTGGTTAACTGGAATTATATTTAATTACTCTACTGCTACAAAAATTGCTATTTGTTATGTAATGAACGATGATGCTGTTTCTTATGTAAATGATATTTATAATTTATATGATGCTTATATTCCTTTTATGCATAATTATCCAAAATTAACTTTTCCTTTATTAAAGACTAAAAAATCTGAAGAATTAGCAGAATTACCTTTTGATATTATAAGTGAAATAACTTTTTGTGAAGGTGATGAAGATAATTGTGGTTATTGTGGCCCTTGTTTAAAATGGAAAACATTAGAGAGAGATGGTTATGTCAATTCTAAACATTACAGATTTAATAAGGGAACTGGTAAATCGGAAAAAGATTTTAATACAGGATTACAAATAGAGGAAGCTGTTCCAAATACTAATAATTAAGGAAAAATTAGGAGTTGTACTTTGGCTAAATTAAAAGTTTTATTTTGTGGAGAAAGTCTTAACTATATATCTGGTCTTGCTTATGTAAACGTTTCTCTTATTAAGCAATTTTATAAAACAGGAAACTATGAAATAGGGTATGCTACATTATCGGGAATGGACACTACTAGAGAAGGGATGCTTATTCATGGGGAAGACTTTAGAGAATTAGCTAACACCATGTTTATTACTAATTCCCAGATACTAGATTCAAAAACTTCTCAATTATTTAACAATGCAATTGAGACTTATAATCCAGATCTTGTTATTTCAATGATAGATCCTTGGTTACAAGATTCTTTAGCATATTGTCTTTTTAGAGAGTCTTTTTATTGGGTTGACTATGTAACTATTGAGACTCCTCAATATCCAGAGCACTGTTTATTTCCAACTCCAATTGCTCCAGCCCCAAGAAAATCAATTAAAGACATTTTAAATACTTCAGATTTGTTAGTCCCTTGTACATCTATGGGCAAGTCTTGTTTAGAAAATTTAGGGTTAACTCCTACAATTCCAATAAGCCTTGGTATTGATGTAGACTACGATTTTAAGAATGAAATTACTGACAAACTTACTAAACAAGAAGTTTTTGGAAATGGATTTTCGAATGATGACTTTGTGTTTTTTACTGTAGCAACAAATGGTGAAAGAAAAATGCTTGGTAAAATAATAGAAGCTTTTGCTAAATTTAAACAAAAAGTTTCTGACTCTAAAAATAAATATAAATTATATATTCATACTGGGGTTGCGAGTCAAGATGGTGGTACAGACCTTTTAGATGTAGTCACTCTTTACGGTCTTAATCAAAGTGTCTTTTTTCCTATGGGGTATCAAACAAATTTTGGGATGTCTAAAAAAGAATTATATAGACGTATTCAAGTAAGTGATTGTTTTGTTGGGCTTTCTGGTGGTGAAGGTTTTGGTTATGGGTATGTAGAAGCTATGCTTCATAAAAAACCAGTGATTTATATAGATTATGGCGGGCATGTGGAATACTGTAGAGGCATAGGCCTTCCAGTTAAAGTGAATGACTTTACGTATGCAATTAATGCAGCAATAAAATTTGCAATTGCAGATACTGAAGATTGTGCAAAGCAGATGGCTAAAATAATTTCAAATAAAGGTTTAGCAGAAAGGCTTGGATTGTTAGGATATCAATATATTCAACGATTTTCGTGGGATATAGTTGGAAAACAGTTTATCGATCTTATTGAAAAAAATTATGATGGTGGAAGCTCTGACCCTTTGTTAAAACTTAAATTAAAGAGAATTATGTGATAATAGAATTTAAAAAATTTGGAGATAAATAATGCGGGTTTTATTAATTGCACCTACTCAAGGATTTTCATCAAAAGATGCTGGGTATGGAAATGCCTCAGCAAGTTTTGTTACAATATTTTCAATGATGATGTCTCAAAAGACAATTTCTAAATTAACAATAGTAAATACTTTAGAACAAATTTCTAAAGAAAATCTAGATAATGCTGATGAATTTGATATCGGGTTTTTAGTTGTTAATCCATTCTCATTGTTAAACCCTATTGATAAAGAATTATTATATCATTTAATGAGAAATTGTAAAAGAAAATTTTTAAATATATTATGGGAAACTTTACCACTTCCAAGAGCTTGGTCTTTCTTATTTGATGACTCTACTTTTTTTGATGGGTTTGTAGCCTCTTCATATTTTATTGGAAATCAACTTTTAAATTTAACAAAAAAGAAAGTTTATTATTTTCCAATTTATGTTGATTTTTCTAAATATACTCTTACTGATTTAGAAATTAAGAAACAAGAAGAGAAATTTACTGTGCTTTTTGTAGGGCAAAATACGAAACGTAAAGGAGTAGAGGACTCAATCATAGCTTATTCACGAGCTTTAGGGGTTACAAAAGACTCTCGTTTAGTAATGAAATACCACTTACTTTCAGATATAGAATTTTCTGTAGAAGACTTAATAAAATGCTGTGCTCAAACTAATATGGAATGTAAAAATACTTCAATATACACTATAAATAAAGAATTAACTTCTGAAGAAATGGTGACTTTATATAAATCAGTTTCAGTATTACTATTTTTAAGTCGTGGTGAAGGTTTTGGTTTACCTGCTGTAGAATCAATGCTATGTGGAATTCCAGTAGTTTATACAAACTGGTCTTCATCTGCTGAAGTTGCTAAGTCTCCTGTAAATTATTCTGTTAAATACGTATTAGATGAAGCTCATAGTATGTATCATCATAATTATGAATACGGTTCATATTATGGAGTACCTCTAATCAGAGATTCTATTGTAGGATTAGCTTCATTATATAAATTATGGAAAGAAGACAAAGAAGCCTATTATATTAAAGCTCAGGGAAATAGAGATATAATTTTAGAGCGATTTAGTGTACAAAAAATTATACAATGTTTTGAGCATATTTTTGAAGATAAAGAAGGATTTTGTCCTAAAGAATTATATGATGAGATTTTAATGAAACGACTACAAAGCCAGTGGAACGAATATGTAAGATAATTTCCTCTAGATATTACTAATAATAAATTAGATTTGGTTAGAAATAGCCTTAAGTCTAAAAACTTTATCTAAAAGGTATTAGAAATGTCTAAAAAAAGTTACAAAAAATCTCTTACTATTTATCACACAGTTTCTGCTGCTCAAGATACTGCTAATAAGGTCATAATTGACATAAAGTCTGGAGCTGCTTATACTTCTGATTTTATTTTTATGGCTGACCACAGAGACCGCACTGGTATTCAAAAGACTGGATGTAAATACACTTATGCTAGATCGGGTGGGCTTCTTACTATTATTGATAACTCGACTAGTTATGTAACATCTGGTGATTTACTTGTAATACGTGGAGTATTCGAGTAATTACAAGCATTTAATTTAATTTCAAATTGGCTTCAGAAAAATTATTCTTTTTGAGGCCAGTTTGTATTATATCTTTAAAGGAGATTTGAATGGATATTTCTATTTTTAAAGATAAAAAGATTTATTGTGTAGTTGATTCAGATCTAGATGGTGTAACCTCTAGAATAGTAGCTGAATATTATTTAATTCCTTTAGCAAAAACCTTTGTTCTTCTTAATACTGCAGATAGAGAAATGTCTGAATTTACTATGAAAGATGCTGAAGCTGCTGAGATAGTAATATTTGTTGATATTGCTCCGACCCTTGAATTATATGAAAAACTTACTATTGAATTACAAAAAATTGTTTATATATTTGACCATCATGCTACTTCTCGAGAACTTTTAGGAGAAAGAGAAAATTATTATTATGATGATACTCGTTGTGGGGCAAAAATTCTTTTTGAAGAGCTATCAGAGGGTATTCGACCAAATCGCACTTTAGCTGGATTAGTTAATCTAGCAAATACATATGATACCTGGCAATTAACTTCTCCTTTTTGGGAAGAAGCAAAAAGTTTGCATTATGTATTATTTAGCTCATTATATATTAATTGGAATATATGTAAAACTCAATCTGATACTGAAAAACACCAAAAATTTGTAAATGCTCAATTTACAAAGATAATGAGAAATTGCCAATTCTTTTTTACAGCTCTTGAAAGAAAAGCAGCTGAAAGTGCTCGAATAAAAGAAGAGGCCTCCTATAAAAAAGCAAAAGATAATTTATCTCTTCGTATAGATAATTGTGAAACTTCATATGCTTTTGTTGAAATTGGGTCAAAGATAAGTATTGTAATGTCACGGCTATTAGATCATCTTGGAGATTCTGTAAAATATTTAATTGGATATTCTACTTGGGATAGAACAAATAGTAAAGTAAGCCTTCGTAGTCGAGGAGAGTTTGATGTATCAAAAATAGCTCAAATTCATGGAGGTGGAGGTCATAAAAACGCTTCAGCTGTAGAGTTAAAGCCTCTTATGTTGGCTCAACTACGTCAAGGGAAAATCCATTTAGCATAAGTATTTTAGTTATTTTATATAAGTAGTTTTGTATTATTTAGTTATATAAGGAGATGTTAGTGAATATTTCTTGTTTAGCTAGATTTTTTAATTTTGATATAGACACTCAAATGCTTTCAATACGGTTAGAGTTTTTAGAACCTGAAATGCAAAAAGCTATAGAGCTTGCTGTTATTGAAGAAAAACTTACAAAATTACATTTTAAATTAAAATTTCGTCAAACAGCTCTTATTAAACACTACAAAGTTTGGTATGGTATTTTATCTAAAATTGCTAAGTCAGATCAATACCAACTTGCCCCTTTTGCAGATAATATGACCTCTTTGGATGATCACTTACGAACTTCTATTTTACCCGTAATTATTGATAATATTAGTGGTTCTGAAATTCCAAGAGTTGCTAGACTACATGAACTTTCTGATGAACAACGACAAAAATGTATAGAAGTTTTACAAGATAGGTATTCTTATTTGACTATTAATAATCAACCAATAGACTTTACTGATCTTAAGGAGAAATAAAAATGGAACGAAAATTAGCTACTATTCGACAAGTACAAGAGATTCTTCCAATTGAAAAAGCAGACAAAATTGAATTATGCAAAATACCTGGATGGCAATGTGTTGTACAAAAAGGTGATTTTAAAGTAGGTGAGTTAGCTGTTTATTTTGAAGTTGACTCTTTGCTTCCTTGTCATGAGCCATTTTTATTTTTAGAGTCTCGTGGTAGAAAAACTTCTGCTGATGGTAGTATAGGATATAGACTTCGTACAATGAAGTTACGCGGCGTTTTAAGTCAGGGGCTATTATTACCTCTTCATGAATTTATTAATGCTTTACCTGAAATAGATCTTAAGGTAATTGAAGAACATAAAGATTTTTTCATTAACACAGATTTAACAAATAACCTCGGAATCAAAAAATATGAAGCCCCTATTCCAGTTCAACTTCAAGGTTTAGTAAAAGGATTCATGCCTTCTTTTCTTAAAAAGACGGACCAAGAGCGTTTACAAAATCTTCCAGAATTTTTTGGATATAGAAATGTTGAATTTGAAGAAACAGAAAAAATTGATGGTAGCTCTGTAAGTTTTTATCTTAAAGATGGAGAATATGGAGTTTGTAGTAGAAACATGGAATATAAACTTCAAGGCAATGATGAAAATCTTTATGTAAAAATTGGTAATGACTTATGCATAGAAAAATGTTTAAGAGAGTTTGGAGAAAATATTGCTCTTCAAGGAGAATTAGTAGGTCCAGGAATACAAGGTAATCCTTTAAAACTTTCTAAAATAGAGTTTTATTTATTTGATGTTTATAATATTGATACTCAGCATTATTATACAAGAGATAATAGAAATTTTATTTTTCATATTTGGCTTGAACAATATAATATATTACATGTTCCCTATATTAGAGTATCATATCCATTTCAAGAAATGAAAACTATAGATGAATTTCTTAAATATGTAGAAGGCAAAGGGGCTTTTGGGGTAGAGCGCGAAGGGATAGTTTTTAAATCAACCAAGTTAATTAATGGGCAAATTATTTCTTTTAAATGTATAAATAATAAATATTTATTGGAAAATGAATATTATGGGTAAAGAACAATTCCCTAAAATTAAAGAAGATGTAGTAGATAAAACTTTTAGAATTTATAATGAAATAGAGTCTTTACTTCAGAGTTCAAATATAATAACTTATCGTAAGCCTTTTACTTCAGTGATTTGGTATTTAGTTAAAAAGGGAATATTATAATTGCAACCTTACACTTTTAAAGTAATAGATGGTGAAGAAGTTGCTATTCCAAACGAAAAATATTGGAAACAACTAGAGCAGCAAAAATATGCCCTTTTATTAAAAAAGTCGAGTATTCCAAAAAATTATTGGGATATTGATTTTACTAATTATAAAGGAGTAAAAAGTCTTGATTCAAAACAAAAAGCAGAAATTTATGCTCATAAATGTAAGGAAGAAAAATTTCATTCTGTAAACTTATTTTTAACTGGTGGAAATTCGACTCAAAAGTCTATGATTGCTTGTGCTATTGGTAAAGAATTTTTAAGACAGGGGCTTCGAGTAAAATTTGTTTATGCTGGATATCTTATTGACTTACTATTAAAAACAACAGGCTTTGATTATAAGCAAGATTTAATTGATGATTTGAAAAAAATAAGTAGTGTAGATTTATTAATTATAGATGATATATTTGACTCAGCAAAAAGTATTTATTGGAAAAATTCTCCTGATTTAATAATAGGAGCTTGGGATACATTTCTTAGAAACTTTATTCATGAAGACCGCCGAATAATAGTAACCTCAAATTTTACTGTAGAGGCTATAAAAGAAAAGTTTGGCGAAAGTTTATACCAACTTATAGCAAGAGATTTTCTTCAATTATTTTTTTATGATGATATAAAAACTGAAAGACGTAAAAGACTTTCTGATGATCTATTTGTGGAGTAAATGATGAAATCTAAAATATTTTATTCAAATAATTCTGTAAATGAAAAAATTAAAACTTGGTTAGGCAAGCATCCTAATATTGAAATTTTATGTATTAATGGTACTCCTTATAAAGCATGTGTTTTTTATACGGTAAAAAAATAAAATGAGAAAAAAATTAGTACTTATTTCTGGTAAAAAATATTCAGGTAAAGACACTTTTGCTGAGTTTTTTAAAGAAAAAAATTTTTATAAAATGGCGTTGGCTGATTCTTTAAAAGAACAATTATATATATTTTCTAAGAACATTGCTAGTTTTGAAATTTCTATAGAAGATTTTTATTCAAATAAGTCTAGAGAACTTGGAATTAATACTACTACTCACCAACCAATTACTATACGATCGTTGATGCAATGGTTCGGTCAAAGTATAAAAATACTTATGGGGCAATATTACTGGGTAAATCTTTTAGAGAATGAAATAAAAGAAAATTCTTGTCTTTCTAATTCAAATATAGTAGTTACTGATTGTCGTTTTTTATATGAACTATCAGAATTAATAAAGCGATTTTCTGATAGAGACGTTTATACTATACGAATAGTTAGAGACTCGAAAGAAGTAGATTCTGATATTTCTGAAATTGATCTTGACTTAGTTTCAGATTCATATTTTGACTTTGTTATTAATAACAGTGGCTCAATACAAGACCTTAAAAACCAATTTGATGCTTTGTATGCCTACCTTCAATGAGCCAAGTTAGTATTCACTATCCAATAATTTTTACTTTAATTGACTATCCAGATCCGTCAAGTATTGCAATTCTTGTTAATTTTAAAGGTTGTGAGCATAATTGCGTAGAGTGCCAAAATTCTACTCTTCAAGAATATGAAAAAAACCCCTATATGGATGGACAAACTTTGTATAATATTCTTATTATTAAAACTCAAGAATATGATACGAAAGCTGTAGTATTTTCTGGTGGTGATAGTTTAGCTCCTAGAAATTTAGAGTTTACAAAAAGCTTTCTTAAACAATTTGGAAACTCTTTTGATATTTGTATTTATACTGGGTATAAAATTGAGTATGTTAAAGAAAATAAAATTATAGGTTTTCAATTTATAAAATGTGGAAAGTTTGAAAAGAGTTTACAACAACACTCTATAAAAAATGATGGATATATACAATTTGCAAGTAGCAATCAAGAGTTATATGATTATAATTATAGAAAATTAAGTAGCAATGGGATATATTATTTTAAAAATTAAAGGAGATTTTAAATGAAGTTTTATCATCATGAAAATCACACTACATTAAAAGAAATATTAATAGAGTTAACAAAGCAATATCATGATAATTTTCAACATTTAGGGGTGGATGAATTTAGTGAAATTATACAACCAAATATTAAGCTTCTTTTAACGGTTATTGAAGAATTGAAAGATGATAAAGAATTAGAATTAGAATATAAATTTACAAAAAGTGAGAAAGAATTAGAAATATAAATTTAAAGAGGTAAAATTTTAGATGTGGATTAAGCAGTCGTACGATGATCAGTTTGAACATTTTATGCTTGACATGAAGGATAAATACCCTCGAGTAGTTTTTGAACTTGAGGGAATAAGTGATGACTCTTTTGATGTAACAAATTTTGCTAAAAGGTACTTTTTAAAGAAGAATGTAGCTGATGTATCTGTTGATGCAAATGCTAATGTTCAAATAAAAAATATTGCAACTTTTAAAACAGAAGTTCATAAAGGGTTAGACAAATTAAATTCTTTATATTTACTTTGGAAAACTGCAAAGAAAATGTGGGGAACTTCTGAAGCAAATAAACTTTGTGAAAAAGAACTAAATAAAGATTTAAATGTTCAAGATTTTTCAAATTTCTTTTTGAGTTACTGCTTTGCTTTTGACACTATAGATTTAGTAACTCAAGGTCTTCCATTTATAACAAATAAACCCTCATCTCCAGCTAAACACGCTGATACTTTTTTACGACATGTAGAACAATTGGTTATGTTTGCTTCGCGTCAAATGATGGGGGCTACTGCAATACCGAATGTTTTAGTTATTTATAGTGCTCTTCTTAAAAAAGATCTAAATGATAAAAATTATCATTTATCAGTATATAAAGATGCTCCAAAACAATTTGACAAATTTTTACGACAAGAATTTCAAAAATTTATTTATACAATTAATCAGCCGATCCGAGATGTTCAGAGCCCATTTACAAATATCACTATTTTTGACTCTATATTTTTAAAGGAGTTATGCAAAACTTATATAATTAACGGTGAATGCATAGATGCTGACTTTGCAATGGTTATTCAAAAGAAGTTTCTTGAGTTTTTTAATGAGTTTAATAAAGAAAGTATTTTTACTTTTCCTGTATTGACGGCTCAATTTAAAAAAGATAGTGAAGGAAACATTGAAGATATTGACTTTTTAGATTTTATAAGTAAAATAAATTTAGATTTTGGTCATCTTAATATTTTTAGCGCAGAGAATTTAACTGCATTAAGCTCATGTTGCAGATTATTATCGAATGTGGAAGATATTATTAAAGCTACAAAAGAAGAAAATTTTAATCTTATTGGTGGCAGTTCAATAAAAGTTGGATCTTTTGGAGTAACTACAGTAAACCTCGCGAGAATTGGCTTATTAGCTAAAAAAGACAAAGACAAATTTTTTATACTACTTAATGAGCATGCAAGAGATGCTTATAGAATAAATCATTGCCGTCGTCAACTAATACAAGATAAAATTACTCAAGATCAAATGCCTTTATATACTTATGGTTTTATGAAACTTGAAAATCAGTATTCTACATTAGGTATTACTGGGCTGTATGAAGCTGTATATTTTATGGGTTATGATATGGCTTCAGATGAAAATGGAGGAAAACAATTTGCAATAGACATATTAACTTTTTTGCAAAGTATTTCTGAAGAAAAAATTAAAACCTATGGCTATCGTTGTAATATAGAACAAATTCCTGCTGAGCAGACTGCTGGAAAATTAGCCAAAGTTGACTCTATACTGTATAAGCAAGATACTTTTGAGCTTTATGGAAATCAGTTTATTCCATTGACTTGTGACACAGATATTATTAATCGCATAGAATTGCAGGCTACCTTTGAAAAGTATTTTTCGGGTGGTACTATTATGCATGTAAATCTTGGTGAAAAAATTCCTACTACTGCGTTAATGAAAAAAATTATTAAGTATGTAGTTAAGTCTGGTGTTCAGTATTTTGCTATAAATTACTTTTTTCAAAAATGTGAAGATGGCCATTTAACAATTGATAATACAAAGCATTGTATTATTTGTGGTAAAAAAATAATAGAAAAATATACCAGAATTGTTGGCTTTTTAGTTCCAGTAAGCTCGTGGTCTGAAGAACGGAGAAAGGAATATACTGAAAGAAAACGTTATCCTGAAGTTAAATGTTAAAATTTTTTATGGTTAAGTTAATAGACATTTTTGTATATATTATATAATTAAACACAAGGAAAAAAGAAAATGGAAAAATTTACAAAAGTAATCGGGGCAGCAGTACTTATATTTGGCGGAGTGGGCTTGATTGCTCTTATTAGTGGAAGTATTCTTTATTTTATTTGGCCAGTTGCTATACCTGCAGCTTTTCCAGAATTAGTAAAAAATGGAACTTTAGCGTCAAATCTTAGTTGGTGGCAATCAGTTTGTTTGACGTGGGTATTTGGTATACTTTTTAAAGGTAATTCTGAGCAAAAGGATAAGCAATAATGAAGTTTGCTAAAACCCTAAAAGTTAAATCTCCATCAAGAGGAACATCAAGGTCTGCTGGAATAGATTTTTATATTCCTGAGTTTTCTGAAGAGTTTGTAAAACAATTAGCAGAAAAAAACTCAGGACATAATTTTATTGTTGATAATAAAAATGAATATAAGTATATTTCATTACAACCTCAGCAGCGAATTTTAATTCCTTCAGGAATTCATATAAAATTTAGCCCTGGATATATGTTAGCTGTGCATAATAAATCTGGAATTGCAACTAAAAAAGGGCTTGATAGACTTGCAGAAATTATCGATGAAGATTATTCTGGGCAAATTCATATTTCTATTGTAAACACTGGGAATACAAATGTTGCTCTTGAAGAAAATGAAAAAATTATTCAAGCAATTTTAATTCCAGTCTCATATGCTATACCTGAAGAAGTTGAGTATACTCAAATTTTAGAACTTCATAAAAATTCAGAACGAAAAGATGGCGGATTTGGGTCTACTGATAATAAATAGGAGAGATTATGTTTGATGTAACTATTATTGGATGTGGTAGAGTGGGCCTTCCTTTAGCTTTATCATTAGAAGAAAAAGGTTTAGCGGTTGAGGCTATTGATTTAAATAGAGACCTAATTAATTCTGTTAATAATAAAAAAATGCCTTTTTTAGAACCCGGGTATGATAAACTTCTTGAAAAGTCAAAAATACAAATATTAGATGCTTCTCTTCTTTTATGGTATCCAGAAAGTAAGGCTTTTATTATTACTGTTGGAACCCCATTAATGCAGCATATTGAGACTGATTTATCTCAAGTAAAAGGAGTGATTGATAATTTAGTTCAGAAAGCCATATTAAAAGATATTCTCATAGTTCTTAGATCTACAGTAGCTCCTAACACCACAAAATTTATTAAAGAGTATATTGAAAATAAAACAAAAATGGTTTGTGGAAAAGATTTTTATTTGGCTATGTGCCCTGAACGATTAGCTGAAGGAAAGGCTTATGAAGAATTAAGTACACTTCCTCAAATTATTGGAACCTATGATGAGGCTTCGTATTTACGAGCAAAAAATATATTTTCAGTTTTTGGAGTTGACATTATCCAATGTACTCCTGAAGAAGCTGAATTAGCTAAATTATTTACAAATATTTTTAGATATATAAATATGTCAATTCCAAATTATTTTTCTTATATTGCAGATTCTTTTGGAGTTGATATATATACATTATTAAAAATAATGAATAAAGATTATCCACGAAATAAAGGACTATTAAAACCTGGATTTAGCAAGGGAACTTGTTTGGTAAAAGATTGGGGGATGATAAATGAAAATTTTTCACAATCAGATTTACTAATGAGTTCTTATAAAGTTAATGAATTTGGGCCAAAATTTTATGTTGACCTTCTTAAAGATAAAATTAAAAATAAAAATATTGGAATTCTTGGGTATACTTTTAAGGCTGATACTGATGATACTCGAGATAATTTAACCCCAAAATTAATAAGGTATATAAATCGATATATTCCAAATGAAATATATATTAATGAGCCGAATTTGCCTCATGGCCCTGTAGATGATTTTTATAATAATTATAAATTTTATAATAAAGAACTACAAGAAGTTATTAAAAATAGTGATATACTTATTATTGCAATAAATCATAAATCATATTATACCATTGATTTATCTATATTAAAAAATAAAATAGTAATTGATGGTTGGGGAATACTTAATAAAAAACTTTTAAATTATTTTTAGAGGTATTATGAGAATATTTTGGACAGGTGATAAAGGTTTTATTGCTGGATATGCTATTCAAAATCTCCTTGATAAAGGCCATATAGTAATTGGAATTGATAATAATTGGAAATATGGGAAAATAAAAAAAAGTTATCATACCCATAAAAATTATCATCATTTTTATATGGATGCTAAAAATAAATTTCTTATGAAATTTCTTGTATGGTTTTATAAGCCTGAAATTATGGTTAATGGAGCCGCTTTGATCGGTGGTATAAGTTTTTTTCATAAGTTAGCTGGAGACTTAATTTCAGAAAATGAAGAAATTTGTTCTACTTTTTTTAAAACAGCAATTTATGCTTATAAAAAAGGCTTCTTAAAAAAAATACTAGCAATATCTTCTAGCATGGTTTATGAATCTGCCACTAAATTTCCTTCAAAAGAAGGAGATGAAAGAAAAATTTCTCCTCCTCTTTCTACATATGGGTTTCAAAAATTATCTGTTGAGTATTTTTGTCAAGGGTATTATGAGCAATATGGTTTGCCTTACACTATTATACGCCCCTTTAATGCTGTGGGTTTGGGAGAACAAAAAGCCAAAGTAGATGAGAAAGTAATGAGTGGCACTATAGAATTAGCAATGAGCCATGTAGTAGTTGATTTTATTCAAAAAATAATTAAGGGGCAAAACCCGCTTAGGATTTTAGGTGATGGAAATCAAATACGATACTATACTCCAGCTAATGATCTTGCTGATGGAATAGAAAAAGCGATTTTTTCTGAAAAAGCTTTGAACGAGGATTTTAATTTAAGTACTAATAGAGGGCTTACTGTACTAGAATTAGCCAAAATAATTTGGAATTTAATTCAGCCTGAAAAGGAATTTTCTTATATTTCAGACAAGCCTTTTAAGTATGATGTACAGTGTAGAATTCCTGACACTATTAAAGCTAAAGAAATATTAAACTTTGAGTCTAAAACACTTTTAGAAAATATATTGCGTGATGAAGTAATTCCTTGGGTTAGAGAGATGATTAAACTGGGAAAAGTATAATGTCTTCAAAATTATTACAATTACAAAGACTCGAAAAGGCTATATTAAATTGCAATGTATGTACTAGATTAAGGGAAGTTACTCCAATTCCATACCCACATATTTACTATGGAGATCCAGAAAAACTTGATATTTTTATGCTAATGAGAAATCCTGGCTTAGAACATTCATATACTGAAGTTCAAAGTCAAGAATTTTTAGAAACATATAAAAAGAATTGGTTAATTTGTAATGTAGGAAAATATGTTGAAAATATTTTTGGAAAAGACTTTATAATGAATAGGATGTTTTTTGTTAATATTTGTAAATGCTCTTCACCTAGTAATTCAAAATTAAATAAAGAAGAAATTATAAATTGCAGAAATTTTCTAAATATTCAATTAGATATAATAAAGCCTAAAGTTATATTAAGTTTTGGGGCTGAAGCAAATGCTTTCATAAAAAGTAGTGATATAAAAATTCCGTACAAAACTTTTTATCACCCAGCAGCTTTCTCATATAATGTTGGAGTTGATGCCTATAATGAACAAGCCAAAAAATTGCGAGAAGCTATAAAATGAGACAAATTACCATAGTATTTGGCGGAGTAGATAAGAGTGGAAAAACTACAATAGCAACTGAACTTAGTCAACGGTTAGAAATACCATATTTCAAAAACCCTATGGAGCACAATTTTAATAGAGATTATTATGAAGCCTTACATTATGAATCTTCTTTCTTTTTTAATTTCTTGAAGCAAACAAGGTATTCTGTTATACGAGATCGCGGAGACTGCTGTGAGTTTGCTTATTCTCAAGGACTTGGAAGAATTACTGACTTAGATTTTATTTTTATGCAAGATAAAAAATTTAGAGAAGTAAATTTACATTATATTTATTGCTATAAAACTGAATATAAAAATTATATTGATGAATATTTACAAAAAAAAGATATTAAAAATGTACAAAAAGCTTACCAAAAATTTTTTAAAGAGTCAGTAAACCCAGTTTTATTTTTAGATACTACAGATGAAAATTTAGAGAATCAAATTACAACTATTTTGGAGTTTATTTAATGAATATATTATATATTTTGCAGCAGTCAATTTATAATAATGAAGGAAAATGGATTTCTTCTGATAGTAATATTAATATGATGGGCGGAATTTTAAGAGAGCTTCTTGAAAAAACTGATTGGCATTTTTATATATTAATTGCCCCATTAAACGATTTTGCTGATATAAAATCTTATGATGAACTTTTAGACTCTAATGAACGAATTCATTGGGTACCTTATAATTTTATTGTGGATGCTTTTTTCAATCGCCAACATTTTAATATTGGTGATTTTGACTCAATGTTTAAGCCATTACCAAAAATTGATGTAGTTTGGAATAATATAACAGAACTTTCAAGAAATATTAAAACTTATTTATGGTATAAGAGCAAAGAAACAAAATTAATTTCCTGTTGCTATTGGCTAGATGCCCCTGAAATAGGGGAAGAAAAAATAGACAAAAATATTTCTTATGATTGGCGTCAGTTCGATGGATTTGAATGCAGTGATTTAGCTGTTTTTACTTGTAAATCTACAAAAAAAGCTTTTATTCAAAATGCAAGAAAGAAATTTAATGGTAAATATACTAGTGCTATAAAAAATAAATCTACCATATGGGATTTTGGTTTTTCTACTAAAGAAGCTGATAAATATAAAACTGATGAGAAATTTGATAAACCAACGATTTTATTCTTAAATAGATTATCAGGAATAAATTATACTCATCACGAAGAGTTTATACAAGCAATAAATCTTTTAGCAGAAAAGCGAAATGATTTTCAAGTTATATTTACAAACCCATCTGGAAAATATTCTTCTGAATGGTTAAAAGAAAATGTAAAAAATGTTTTAATTTATAAAGACCACCCATTAAATAGGCAAGAATATTTTGAATTGCTATGGAAAGCTGAGGTTAGTGTTCATTTATATAATATAGAGAGATATGGTGGGTGTGCAAATCTTGAATCTATTTATTGTGAAAATACTATTATAATGCCAAAAGTTTTTGAATATGCAAAAAGGGGTGGATCAAAATATGAATATTATTGTGATATTCCTATAGCCCCAGAAAGTATATGTGAAAAATTAAATTTGGCCTTAGATAATATGAGTGATTCAAGTATTAAAATGAAAAAATTTGTGAAAAAAGAAAGTTCATTTGAATCAATTTCTGATAATGTTATTAAAGACATTAAAGGGCTATTTTCATATGACAAATGAAAACAGATTATATCCAATATTTAAAGCCTTAAATAATAAACTTCTTGCTGAAGACTTTGTTATTGATAAAAGTGGAAGCAAAACTGTTGAAATTTTAGGTTTTAAAATTGAACTAGACCCTACACAACCCATTCTTGATTTTGGAGTTAGAAAAACTCCAATTAAATATTGTGAAGAAGAAATAAAGTGGTATGAATCTCAATCATTAAGTGTAGACATTATTGGGAATATAGCTGGCCTATGGAAAAAGATTGCTGATAAACATGGAAATATAAATTCGAATTATGGATGGTGTATTTTTTCAAAGGAGAATTATTATCAATTTTCTAATGCTTTAGAAGAATTAAAACGAAATAAAGAGTCACGTCGATCTTGTATGATTTATAATAGACCTTCGATGCAGTACGATTATTGTAGAGATGGAATGCAGGAATTTATGTGTACTTTTGCTACAAGTCATTTTATACGAGATGATAAGCTAATTTATATTGTTAATCAAAGATCTATGGATCTTATATACGGCTTTTTTTCAGACTTATTTTGGCACTGCCATGTATATAATAAACTTTTTTGTGAATTAGTAAAATATTACCCAAATTTAAAACCAGACTCTTTAATTTATATAGCTAATACAGCTCACATTTATGAAAAACATTTTCAACTATTACATAATATGGTGGAGTGGTATGAAAACAAAAAAACAACAGTATGATTTAATGTTTATGAAAATAGCTGTTTTGGCTTCTAAACAGTCTCATTGTAGGAGCTTTAAAGTAGCAGCAGTTGCTGTTAAAAAGGGTCATATTTTATATACAGGAATTAATGGGACACCTCCCGGATTCATTAACTGCGATGATAATATACTTCTTTGCCCAGACCATTTTGCTACTCATGAGGAATGGAGAGAAGCCCACCATAATTTTTCATTAAAATATGAAATTCATAGTGAGCAATCTCTGCTCGGAGGAGCTTCTAAAGAGGGTATTTCATTAGATGGAGCAATTGTATACCAAACTTTATCTCCATGCCAAGATTGTTTAAAATTAATGATTATTAGCGGAATAAAGGAAATTGTTTATTTATATGATTATGATAAAACAGACCCCGAAAGTTTAACTTTTGCTAAAGAATGTGATGTTAAAATTCGTAAATTAGTAGTTGAAGATTATTCTGTTTTTGAAAATTTATAATTGTTTATAAATTCTCTTAGTTTTGTATTATTAATTTATAAGGAAAACTTATGTCAATGTTTACCGAAAAATCTACTAAGTTTAAATGCTCAAGAATTTTAAAAATTGAGAATATTGGTAAGGATCTTTGGGGTAATTTATATAATATTGTTTTAACCTCTGGTAATAATATTAAGCTTCATGAAAAAGATACTATTTTTAGTTTTCAAACTGCAAATGCTTTAAAAGGTGATTTTACTCCTCTTGAATTGAAAAAAGGTGATTTAATTATAGAATAATTATGACCCAATTATTTCAGCAAAAAAAACCTGAAGAAGTAAAAAAATCTTCTTTAAAAATTAAAAAAAGTTCTGTACAAGAACTTTCTCAACTTTCTCAACCTTTAAATTTCAACCAACAAAAACTTCCAGCTCCATTAAAGTCAAAAAAACAACCCCATGAAAATTATGTAGAAGGGCTATGTTGGTGCCCTTTAGGAGCGAAAGCCTGCCAAGATACTTTGCGTCGAGCTCGTGAATTAAGAGTTTTTAATTCAAAAGCTAATTTAGTTAAGTTACTAATTGGAACAGAAGAAATTTATAATTATTGCTCTAAAACTAAAATTGATGTTTTACTTCTTTTAGAACATCCAGAAAAGGATTTAAAGACAAAGCCTTTTTATAAATACTGTGATAATTTATTTCGAGTTCATAAACTTACTTATGGTGTTATTCATGCTGTTGGTTGTGCAAGTGAAGATTATAAAATTAATGAGGCTGCTGGGGCTTATGTCTCTTGTAAAAAACAAAATGTAAAAGAAATTATAGATATTATTGCTCCAAAAATTATTGTTACTACTGGTAGAGCAATATATTCTATTACTGAAAATACAATGTTTAAAATTGTTGAAGCTATTAAACAAAAAAATGTTGGTGGGCATTTTTTTGTTCCTATTAATAAATCTGAACTTGGCGAAAACAATCCTTTAAAAGATTGGATGATTGATGACTCCTGGTTATATTCAAAAGAATTTAATTGTAAAGTATTTCCGATTGCCCCTCTTTATAAAACTCAGGGATTTGATAATTACGAATGGAAATGGTCCAAAGACCAGCTTATAAGAGCAATAAAAGCTACAAATGAAAGACCAATTAGAAAACAAGAATTAAAATTTACCTATATTGATGACCCAAATAAATTTATACAAGAGCTTATAAATAATAAATCTATTACTGCAATTGCTATTGACACTGAAACAAGTGGATTTAATTATTTTGAAGATACTTTGCATAATATTTCTTTATCTTATGATGGTATAACTGGATATTTTTTGCCTTTTGATAAAATTGATAAAGCACTTTTAAATTCTTTTTTCTCAAATATAGCAATTACTTGGATTTATCAAAATGCACAATTTGACTTAAAATTTCTTAGAGCAAAAGGAATTAGTGAAGCCAAATGTACTTTTGATACAATGTTAGCAGCTCATGTTTTAAATGAAAATAGTCCAAATAGTTTAAAAGCTTTGGCTTGGATTTATACAACTGAAGGTGGGTATGAAGCTGAGCAAAAACAATGGGTTAAAGACTATAAATTAAAAGAGCATAAAGTCGCTGATTTTTCTCAAATGCCTACAGATATTTTAGTTAAATATGCTTGTTATGATGCTATAATAACGTATCAATTATATACATATTTTTTGAGAAGATTAGATTTAGAAGATTCTTGTGTAAAAGAAGATTTTTACCAACGAATGATGCCTGCAGTTGAAATGATTACTGATATTGAAATGACTGGAACTCAAATTGACAAAAAAGAATTAGATGAATATGCAGAGTCATTAAAAATTCAAGCTTTAGGCCTTAAAAGTGAAATTTATACCTTAGCAAATAAAGAATTTAATTTAAAAAGTAATTTGCAATTAGGTGAAGTAGTTGCTAACTTTTTAAATGACCTTTCTAAATTTAGGAAGTTACCTGAATCTGAAAAACAAAAATTTAAAACAAAAGCTGGAACCTTTCAAGTTAATAAAGAAGCAATGAATTGTTATGCTGATTTTGGGCTTGATTTTGCTAAGAAAATTATCGTGTATAATCATCTTACAAAAGAACTTTCTCAATTTGGTATAAAGTTAAATAATAGTACTAGTGAAAAAGAAGATGAAGAAACTCCTGAATTTCTAAATATTGAAGATGCTGATGAAATCGAAGATGAAGCAATAAAGATTAGTAAAAAAGGATTTGTAGCCTCTATTTATAAAGGGCGTCTTTATGGTGGGTATAAATTATACGGAACAAAAACTGGTAGAATGTCTGGTGGTGGTGGGTTAAATGCTACGGTTAATTTTCAAAATATGCCAAAAACTCCTAGTTTTAGAAAAATCTTTCTTCCATCTGAAGGTTTTGTATTAGTTGAGCAAGATTATCAAGCTATGGAAATTAGAATTGGATCTCAAATTTCTGGAAAAGGCCCCCTTGAAGATTTAATTCTTAATGATAAAGATATGCATTGTTATACTGGGGCCAAAGTAGCAGAAGTTCTAGACAGATTTACTATAGCTACTTGGATGAGTTCTCGTTTTGTGAGTGAAAGAAAATTATATGAACATTATGGTGATAAATTTGATCTTTATACTTTTTTTGATGACTGCGATTTAACCTATGAAGGATTATATAATAAAACAAAAATTGAAGGCCAAGAAGAAAAACTTCTTGAATCTTTTAGGGGTGAAATAAAAACAGTTAATTTTTCTGCTTTTTATGGAAGTACTGGCTTCGGATTAGGCCAACAATTAAAAATAGATTCAAAAGTAGCTGAGCAATTATTAGAAGCTTTTTATGATGCTTACCCAGAATATAAACAATATATGGATGAATACAAAAAGTTTTGTGGAACTCATGGCTATGTGACTACAATGTATGGTAGAAAACGACGCCTTCCAAGACTCACTTATAGAACTTGTAAAACGTTAGAAGAACATTTTGGTAATATGTTCATGAAAAAATATCTTGGTGAAATGAAATCTATTTTAAGTAACCAAGTTAATGCAAGTATAAATGCTCCGATTCAGGGAACTTCTGGGCAAACTACAATTTTAGCAATGGGGAATATTAGAAAAGAATTTAAGAAAAAAAATATGAAGTCTCGTATACTTAATAATGTACATGATTCAATAGTTAGTGAATTCTATATACCTGAAATTGAAGAGGCAATAGAAATTTCAGAAAGATGGATGTCTTATCCATATTATAAAAATAAAGGAGAAAATAAAGTTCAGTTAACTGTAGATACTAAATTAGGAGAAATATGGGGGTTTGGAAAATCATGGGCTTATTGGAAAAACCATCCAAATGAATGGAAAATAGAATTAGCCTCTATTCAAGCTCGTAATGATGAACTTAAAAAATATATAGAAAAGGTATAACTAATTTATGCGATTATCTACGTGCAATTTTTGTTCTCATAAATTTTATATAACTGAAAAAGAAAAAATGTCTTGGTTAAAAACAAAAATGGTATGCCCAAAATGTGGAATTTCATATTCTAATATACCAAAAATCGAACGAACTTTAATGATTATGCAAGATAGTTATTTTGATAGTGGTAAAAATATTAAATATTTGAATGAATTAGCTAAATACCTCATAATTTATGCTAAAAGTTTAATTAAAAAATATTATTCTTCATATATAACTTGTGAAGAGGATATTAATTATTTTGCAGAAAATGCAGCTTCTTTTGTGATTGAGGAGTATTATAAATATTTTACTCCAAATGTGTATACTGATGGAAATGATTTTAGAATGTATGCTTCATTTGGTGGATATTTAGTTTCTAAAATAAAACAGGTAATTTTTAATAAACAAGAAAGACTTCAAGAAGATATTTCGTTAAATTGGGAATTTGATGATGAGCATAGTGATGGAAATTCTTATCATGAAGACAAGCAATCTCAAAATAGTTATGACCAAATTGATGACTATGAAAATAGGCTTTATTTGTTAAATCATGTTACTCAATTTATTTTTAAAATTTCAGCTTACTGCCCAACAAAGGGGGATGACCTAGTACGACTTTTAGCTTTTGATTTAAACTTGCGATTAGGGGAAAAGTTTGCAGATAAATTATTTCAAGAAGAACGTAAGAAAAACGGGAAAATAGCTCAATATAGTACTTATGGTAGAAAACGAAAACAATGGTTTTTAAAAACATTAGAAGCCGTTCGATTAGAATTACTAAATTTGCAAGAAGCAAACAAATAAAATTTAAGGAGTTTCACAATGGCTAAACCAACACAAGTTACTCTCAACAAAAAACAACAGTCGTGGGTTCTTTCCTCTTATTTTGGAAATAAAACCCGAAAACCTACTTGTAATGCTCGTCTTATTTCTGAGCGTTATGGCCTTCCGGTACGTCAAGTAATGTTTTTTCTGGAAGAGCAGGGTCTAAATATGTATAGTGAAGGGACTTACCGTTAGTAGTATTCACTTAATTTAAGCTTAAGGCTCTCCCTAAAAGTACTAATTATTATAGGGAGAGTCTTATGCAACCTTTTAATAAAATATTAGAGCAATCTCTAAAAGAATATTTTGAGTCTTCTGAGTATAATACTGAAAAAGCATTTAATGCTTTATCTTTATTTATGTATACTTTAGAGGCTCAAGATAATGATTTATTTATTTTAGCAAAACTGCTTGACTCGGAGTCTTTAAGTAAACTTATTTCATATTATGATGGCGCTGAAATAAGAATACCTACAAAAGAACAATACAAAGATTTAAAAATTTTAACTGCTTGTTTTTACCTTCGAGAAGTTCAAAAATGGGATTGGCCTACAATTAAAGACTATTTAAAATTAGAAAATTCTGATGAAGAAAAGTTTAATTCAATTTCTTTAGGTAAAAAAATTAAAAAGATTGTTGATGAAACTACTCCTGAATTTATGGATATTTTAATGAATTCAAAGTTATATGATATAAAAAATGTAATTAATAGGTTATAAAGTATGGGAACTGATGTAGAAAACATTATTAAAGAAATTGAAATACCTTCTCAAGCAGAGCTTGATCGAACTCAAATTAAAAGTATTCGTAGTTTAAATCTTATTGCTTTTGTTGATGCTCAAGTTGCAAAAGCTACAGCTGAAAATAAACTTAAAAGTGTAGTAACAGCAAAAATTCTCACTAAGCTAACAGACCCAAATGAAGATATTGACTTAGTTTCTTTAACTCATTTATTGGGTGTACTTAGTAAGTCTGATAATGAATTTATTTTAGGCCTTATTACTTCTATAAAAGATTTTTATCAAATTGAAAAAGAGGCAGATGCAGGAAGACTTGGCAATGTTGGTGATAATTTAAACGTTGAAGATATTAAAATTGCCAGAAGAGTTGCTAAGCTTTTAGAAAAATTTAGTGATGCAGAGCTTTCTGATTCAGAACAATAAATTTTATAATTTTTAAATTTTTTGTATATATACTTAAAGGAATATAACTTGAAGTATCAGCATATTATAATTGATGCAACAAATCTTTGGTGGAGATCATTTGTAGTTTCTATAAAAGATTGCATTACTACTGATGAAACTAAATTAGCTTCTTGCGCTATAGACCACACTTTAAAAATGTTGAGAAATTTACAAAAGAAATTTGCTTATAATTCTTCAGATATATATTTGCTTTTTGATAATCCAGAAACTGTTCTTCACATTAGAAAACTTATAGACTCTGAGTATAAAAGTACTCGATTAAAAAAATCAGTACCAAAAGGCATTTATGAAGCTCTTGCTATTTTTGTTGAAATTTTAAAAAGTTATTCAAATAAATTTCATGTTATTAAAGTACCCTCATTAGAAGCTGATGATTTAACTGACCCCTTAATTAAACAATTACAAATAGATGAAAATAATAAAGCTTTATTAATTTCAAATGATCTTGACTGGGCCAGGAATATAACTGAAGACGTAGATTGGTATAATTATAATGAGATTTATACAATAACTTCTTTTAATAAAAAATTTGGTTTTGACCCAAGTAAAGGAAAAGCAATACAATTATATAAAGCTATTCATGGAGATAAAAGCGATAATATAACTAATGCAGTTCCTTATATTCCTACAGAAATATTACTTCAAATTGTAAATCAATTTGAGTCTGTTGATGATTTGTATTTTAATTTGTGGAAAGAGTGCTGTATAGTTCCTCGACAATGGAAATTAAAGTTACAAGAAGCTGAAAATGATGTTCGGAAAAATTTTACTTTAGTTGATTTTGTTATACTAGATATAGAATTACGGCAATATATAATTGATTGCAAACGTAATGTAAAACTTTTAAAAATATATTTTGAATCTCTTGAATTACCTCTTGAGTCAGACATGACTAATAAAATAAATAGACAAACATTTTTTATACAAAAACGACCAAGAAGACTTTAATGAGGAAATTATGCCTAAATATAAAGAATTATCTCTTGCAGAAAAGAAAGCTTTAGAGATTTATGAATTCATTTTAGGCACTACTTATTTACCTCTAAAAGAACTTAAAGATGAAGAAATTTTAAAAGCTTTTTTAATTTTAATTCGCAAAAAGTTTAAGCAGTTTCGTTCAGATATATAGGAGAAATTATTGTCAAGTATTCTTTCATCTAATCTTCATAATGAGGAAAAGTTTGCTGCTTATCTTATGCAAAAACCAGAAGAGGCTTATCAATTAGATTTGTCTCTTATATTAAATGATGAAGTTAGAATAATTTGTGAAGCTATTACAGAAATAACAAAAGCAAATCTTCAATTTACTATTGATGAACTTTTTCATTATACTAAGCAAAAATCAGATAAAATTACTAAAGATCATCTTTTAAAATTACAAACTGAATATACTGATTTTGAAAATATAGATTTTGTTGTACAATGTATTAAAGAAAATTATGTTAAAAATAGACTTAATCTTGAAATAATTGAAGAAGTTCTTACTGAAGTTCAACGGGGGCAAGGATTAGATTCTGATAAATTACTTCGATTAGCAGACTCAATTAAAGAAAATATTTCTCAACTTCATAGTGAAAAACGATTATTAACTGCTAAAGATTTAGTAGATCAATACACAATTACATTACAAAAGCGCAATGAAGGACTTCGAGAAAGAAGTTTAGGGTATAAGATTATAAAAGATCGAGCAATTAGGTGTGCAGAACCTAATGAAATGACTTTATTATTTGGCCCTAGCGGAGTAGGAAAATCTGCTATGGCTCAAAATATTCAATTGGAACTTATTTCAAAAGGAGTTCCTGTTATTAAAATAGGAACTGAAAATGCAATTGACTCAGAAATGGACAGAGCAATGGCTATGAGACTCGGAGAGCCGTTCTCAGAATTATATGGGGCTAATAGAGATGTTCGTTTTAATGCGAGAATAGAACGATCATTATCTCAATTTTCTCAAATAAAAAATTATATTCATATAAAAGAGTCTTCTTTATCATTAAATGATGTTGATTATCTTATAATGCAATCTAAAAACCTTTTCAGGCAAAATGGAGTATTTAAAGATGATGAATACTGTCTAGTAATAATAGACTTGGCTAGTATGGTAAAAGAACTTTCAGGTAATTATGGTGATGGGGTTGAAAAAGGGGCGGATGAATTTCATAGAATAACTGAAAGACATGGAGTTCATACGTTATTAGTTGTACAAGCTAATGAAAATCGTACAAGAAATGGGCTAAAATTTAAAACTCCTGAAGAAATAGACCATCATGTATATGTAGATGAAGATATTATGGGTGGTGGTGGATGGAGATCTCGTTGCCGATTAGTTTTGTCTGTGTTTAGGCCTTTATATTTTAAGCGAAAATATTTTCCAGATAGAAATGATGAATGGGAATTAGAAGAGGATATTGTATTTTTAGGGGCTATTAAAAACAATAATGGACCTCTTTTTCGTATTCCATTTATTTTTGACGTTAACACATTTAGAATCAGACCAAAAGTAGTTATTAAAGAATAAGTTACTAATAAATATTATGAAACGATATAAACCAATTATAAAAGAAATAACAATTAGCTCAGATCTAGGCTCTCATCCTGAGCTACCATTGAAAAAATGGCAAGCTCCTATACCTGAAGAGACTCTTAATAAAGATGATAATGACATTAAAGTTGTGAATATCGGGTCTAAATAATGGCAACTCCTTGGTTTTCAACTACTGATGCTAACTATCCGCCTGTTATAATTGCTTTGATGGAAAGTATTCGTTATTTTTATTATCAACTTTTATATGAAGACAAACTTACTTATGAGTATACTTCAACAAAAACTGACCCTATAGAAAAATCAGTTGAAGAAGCTCAATTATCTGGAAAAAATAGATTTATTCTCACTGATATCCGTGAACGAGCACTACAAGATGCATCAAGAATTTTTCAAATTAGTGGGGCAGAATTTCCGTTTACTGCATTTAATTATGATGATGATAATTTAAGACCTGAAACTTACAATTATTTTGCGGACTCTTTATTATATACTAGTGAAACTTTTAATTGTAAAATTTCAGTAAGGCCAATGAAATTAGTTTTGCCGATGATTTCATTTTTCTCCGGGGGATTTGACTACTTTCGAGCTATTTCTATTCTTGTTGATATGAGTTCTAAAAAGACTCTTATTAATGTTCCTATTATACTTAATGGAGTTGCTACTACTTTTCCAGCAATAATAAATCTTGATAGTGGAGTAGCTAAAGGGCAGTATGCTTGGGAGTTTGCTCAGCAGTTATTGACTGGTAGAATCCAGGACCTTCAGCATGATACAACTGTCTTTTTTAATGATATTATATTAGAAACTGACGGACTTCATCCTGTTGATAATATAGATATGTTTATTGGGTTGTATGAACAATATAATGGTGAAGACTCTGCACCAGGAGATAGAATAACTGGAGCAAATATAATGCCAGACTCTCCTGAAGTTGTTTCAACAAATCCATTGTCTGGGTCATTAGCAAATTCAATTAGTGGGTCTCTTACAATAAATTTTAATACTACAATGAATGAAGACAGTGTTGAGAGCGAAGTATATATAAACCCTTTTATTTCTTTAGATTTTCTTTGGAATACTGATAGCACTAGTGTTACATTAACTCCTACAACTAATTTACTTTCGGGTTCATTATATACTGTTACAGTTTCTGGAAATGTGCAAAGTTCTAATCTTATTTCGATGATTGATGATTATGATTTTACTTTTACAACTGGAAGTTAATAAGAGGCTATAAAAAGAATGGCATATAAACAATCAGTATATGATAAAATAGGAGCTGGGCTAGCTCCAATATTACGAAAACTTAATGATGTTAAGTTAAATTTTATCGGAACAAAAACTCAAATTCTACGAATTATAGCAACTAATACAGATTATAATGCAGATCTTCAAGGAGATTTGTTGGGAGATAAAACTAATACTTATAGCAGTGAAGTAGTTGATAATGTTTATATTCAATACCCATTTAATGAAGTTGAATTATTTCAAATGGTTGATGGCTCTGGCGAAAATTCAGTAGGAGCAATGTCGTTAACTGAGCTAATGCCAATAAAAATGATAGTACCTTTTGGTGGAACTACTTCTACTACTGCAAGAGATTTTGATCAAAATGATATTATAGTGGATGTTGTTAAAGACCATACTGGAAGAAAAATTCCACTTATACTTACTGCCCCAAAACTTGTGGGTACATTGTGGAATAAAGAACTTGTAAAGAAAACATATATGTTAACGTTCTTTAGAGGTAAATTAGAAACTGAAATACAAACTCATGTAGATAATTATATTTCAACGTTAGGTATTACTACAGTTTCTACAACTGTGCCCGCTACTGGAGCTACAGGAGTTTCTATAAATGCTCCTTTAGTAATTACTTTTGCTGCTGAAATGAATACAGCAAACACTTCTTCATATATTACTATGTCTCCGTCTATTACATTAACATTTGCATGGGATACAACTAATAAAATAGTAACGATAACTCCTTCAGCCCCGTTGGCTGCTCTAACAAATTATGTATTAACAATTTCATCTACTATACTTTCAGTAGATAATATATCTATGGCTTCAAATTATACAGTAAGTTTTATAACTGGGTCATAAAAATGAAAAAATATAAATCATTATTAGAATCTGACCAAGACCTTGAAATAGGCCAAACAGTTAAGGCAAGTAGAAAAACCTTTGCTACTTGGAAAGTAAAAGGATTTAAAAATGACAAAGTTATTTTGTCTCAAAGTGCTGGAATCCGCGGTGGTGATAAAATTTCTAGAGAAATAGAAATTAATAAAGATACTTTGCTTAAAAAATGGATTATATTTCCTAAAAAATGATTTTTAAGGAGTCTCAAATGCAGGAACAAATTGGTCAAATTACTAAGATTGTAAAAGTTTCAACTAAAGCTTCAACTAAAGAAGAGGCGATATTTAAAAAACCCACCTATTTTGATCGAATACAAGAAGCTTCTAATCTTTTTAATAGGAAAGCAAAACGACAATATTGTAAAAATTATAAGTTAGACTGGGCTGATATATCAAAAATTTCAATGATTGATAACATAAATTATATAAAGAAATGCCAAGAATTAGTAATTTATGACTCAGTATATAAAGAGCATGCTGAAAAAATAGCAAAAGAGCAAGCTAAGGAGAAAATAAAGCGGGATGCTAAATTAGCAACTTTATAAAAATTAATCATTTTTTTTTGTTATAATTTCTTATTGGTTTTGTATTATTCTTTTATATATTATAAAGGAGAGTTACAATGAATTGGGTTCAAAAAATGTTAATAGACTGGAAATATTTACTCACTCAATTTAAAGTTAGAGAAAGGCATTTTTTAGGAGTATTTCCAATTAAAATATTTTTCTCAAAGAAATCAGATTTTAGGACTTTACAAATAAGTGGATTTATTGGGTTTATATGTAAAGTATTTAATTATAAGTACTATGGTAAAATTTACAGATACTATGGAACATACTTTGAATATATTTATGATCGTTATTTTGAGTCTAAAATAATAAAATATAAAAAGTTTTTTGAGTCTGATTTTAAAAAATATAAAGTAAGTATTATTTTATATTTTTTATCTTTTCTTTTTATTTTTATTAATAGCACTTTTTCCTCAGTGTTAGCTATATTTGGTAATACTATTATGGGAGCAATAATGATGGCTGATAATAATAAAAAGATCGGGCTTATATTATTTGCTTATACAATAGTAATAACTTTTTTAATAGCAACTATTTTTGTTTAATTAAGGAGAAATTAATGTTTATAAAACAGTATGTTTCTGCTTTTACTGACAGAAGAAATGCTTTAACTGTAGACTATTTTGATATTAAAAGCTTATTAAATATTAATTTTGTAAAACATTATTCAGAGCAAGAGAATTTTTTTCGATACTCAATTACTGAAAATGTTGTTGAACATTCAGATGAAATTGTTCTTATGGCCGAATTTAATAATGGTAAAAACTGGTATATTGTCGGATATCTTTCTGATAAAGTTCGATTACCAGAATGGAAACCGAAATATTAATTATAAGGAGAATTTTTATGAAAAAATTTGTTTTACTTATTTGTTTTTTATGCGTTGGGTGCAATAATTTTACAGGAATATCAAATGATGAAATTATTTCTGCTAAAGTAAAATGTGAAAAAGCTAATATGGACTATGAAATTATTAAAAGTGCAGCAATACAAGGTTTAATTGTTAATGTTGTGTGTAAAAAGAAATGAAAAAACTTATAAAGCATATAATTACTAAATTATTTTTTAAATATTGCTATGTTGAAACTGAAATGGCTCAATATTTAATTAACTATTATGTTCCAAATACAATGAAAAAACTTAATGGTGAAAAAATAGACGGACAATTTCTTTTTGCTCAAATAAATGAAAAAGGTTTTGAGCCATTTTTAGATGTGCCAGTATCAAATATAAAAGGAATAAAATAAATGAAAATTCTGTTTCTTCGCGGGATTCAAGCCTCAGGAAAATCAACTTGGGCTAAACAATTTATTAAAGAAAATCAAAATTACAAACGAGTGTGCCGCGATGATTTACGTCATATGCTTAGCTCATATAAATTTAATAAAGATAATGAGAGATTAGTTACTGATATAGAAAACAAGGCTATTGAAGACATTCTTTGTAGAAGGTATAATCTTATCATAGATAAAATGAATCTTAATAAAGATAATTATAATACTGACAGAAATCTTATTATTAAATTTTGTGAATTAAATGGTTTGGAAATTCCAATATTTGAAGTAAAAGAGTTCCCTATTACTCTTGAAGAAGCTATTGAACGAGATAGTAAACGCGATTTTGTAATAGGGGCAGAAGTTCTTAAAAATACTTGGAAGAAATATTCTAAAGAACTTAATGATATGATTGAGCGACATGAGAGAGATATTAAAATAGAATATAATGATTCTCTTTGTGACTGTGTAATAGTGGATATCGACGGGACTTTAGCAATAAGAGGTAATAGAAGCCCTTATGACTTTGGTAAAGTTATTGAAGATAAAATAAATCAACCTATAGCAGATTTACTACACTTAATTAAAAAAGGTTACTATAAACCACATCTATTTCATGTTATTATATTCTCTGGAAGAGATGATTGTTGTATGGAAGATACTGAAAAATGGTTACAAAAAAATGATATAGGATATGATTTTGTTTATATGAGAAAAACTGGAGATCGTAGAAAGGACTCTATTGTTAAAAAAGAATTATTTAATTTACATATTAAAAATAAATACAATTGTTTATACTGGATCGATGATCGCCGTCAGGTCATTGATATGGTACGAAATGAGCTTGGTATTACTTGTCTTGACTGTGCTGGCCACGATTTTTGAGGAGAAACTACATGAATATAGAAGATGCAGCTAAACTTTTAGATGTAAAAGAAAATGAACTAAATTCTTTTATTGAAAAAGACCCTTTTAATATTAATAATACTATAGAAGGCTATCTTTGTAGACGATCTGATTACAGATATGGGTCTTTAATTATCTATAAAGTTAATGAAAAGGATGTCGAGTCTCAAATTATTTATTGCACTCCTAAATTACACTATCCGTTTTCTACTACAGATATTGGAGATAGAAATTATCATTGGCCTAAATTTAAACGCGTATATGTTTATTCTAAATTAGATGGAACTAACATTTTATGTTTTTCATACTCAGACATTGAGGGTAAACGATATATTACTTTTAAGACTCGTTTAACCCCAGTTCTTAAAGAGAATAAATTTGGTAATTTTCTAGAAATGTGGAATGATGTTCTTAAAATGTACTCTGAATTAAAAAAACCTGAAGTAGTTTTAAGTGGAGAATACTCACTATCATTTGAAATGTATGGTACTCGAAATCCCTTACTTATAAAATATAATACTTCTTTAGATGCTAAACTTTTATTTGGAATTAAACAGCAAAATCATAAAGTAATGATGCCAGGATTTTTTGGTATAGATATTTCTTTACCTTGTCTACAACAATTAGATACTACTGAAGACATAACTAAATTTTATGATCAACTAAGACAAGATAATAAAAATAATAATATTAAAAATGAAGATGGTTCAATAACCGGGTCTGAAGGATTTGTATTATATGTAAAAACAGAAGATAATGATTATATACAATTCAAATGTAAAAGTGAAGACATTGAAGCAATTCATTGGGTAAATGATTCAATTCCCCATTATTCTATTATTAATACTACATTAAATGCTGTAGAAGACTACAATGGCGATAATATAAAATCTGAAGAATTTTTTAATCATGTAGTTGAACTATTAAAAGAAGAATATTCTCAACTTCAAATTGATAAGTCTTGGGAACGTATTAAAAAAGATGTTATTCTTGGCATCGATAAAATTATATTTAAAAATAAAGTAGAAGATTGTGTTAAAATAATAAATACTAATGGAGATAAAGGATTTATTATGAGACAATTATCTCAATGGTTTGATAAGAAAGATATGAGAACTGTATATCAAATAATGGTAGAATGGAATTATATTAAAGAGGTCAAAAAATTAAATGTTTAAAATTGAGACGAAAGAAGACTTAGAATGTGTTAATAGTACTACAGAGCATAAAATATTAGTTAAAGATTTATTATATAATTTTGCTGAAGTTATTAAACAACGCGCAGATTCTCATGATCAATCAAAATTAGAAGTTCCCGAATTTGGGTTATTTTCAGAGTTAACCCCTCGATTAGCACAAACAACATATGGTTCAGAAGAATACAAAAAGACTTTAGACCAATTAAAAATAGCGCTTGATCATCATTATGCTAATAACAGACATCATCCTGAGCATTTTAAAAACGGTATTAATGATATGACATTAATTGATTTGCTTGAAATGGTGATTGATTGGTATTGTGCTTCAAAACGACATAATGATGGTAATATCTATAAAAGTCTTGAAATAAATACAACTAGATTTAATATATCTGAACAATTAGTGAGGGTATTTAAAAATACAATTGAGCTTATACTTAATTAAGGAGTTTAGAGAAAATGAAAAAAGCTTTTATTATCATGTGTATATGCATATTTACTATAATTAGTAGTGGATATACCCAAACTACTGAAACTTGGAAATGTCAAAGCTGGGCCAAAACAGAAGTTGAAACTGTTAAACCTATTCAAAAGCCTGTAATAAAACCAAGTAAAATACAGCAGAAACAGAAAACTATTAAAAAGTCAATAGCAGAAAAATGCGAGGTAAAGTTTTCTAAAGAAAAAAAGAATATGTTTTTTATACAGCCTCTTATGTTTATGGCTTATTCAAATACATATAAGCATATTGTTCTTTTGCCAGGTGTAGGAGTAGGATATATGCGAGAAATTACGCCTTCATTTACATTTGGCTTTAGTTGGATGTATTCTCATGCTATTTATGAAAAAAGTTTTAATATAAATGGCGGCAGTTTTATTTTTGGTTATAAATTTTAATAAGGAGTTTTAAGATAATGAAAAAATTATTGAGTCAATTGGTTATGGTAATGTCTCTTAGTTTTATTGCTTGTGATGGAATTGATGGTGTAACTGACACAGAAGCGCAAATGTCTGATTGGTTAGTAGCATGGTCTATGAGTCAAAATTGTGGTAATTGTAAACCAGACCCTATTGTTCCAATTATACCACGAGAGAAAGTAGCTCCAATTATAGAAAAAGTTGAGATATCTACTAGTAAAGGATTTCAGATTATTACAGATCCAGTTAGCAAGTTTTGTTTGTTATTTCAGCCAGTTATTTTTAGGTTAACAGCAAATGAAGCTCTTGCTTTAGACTATGAATCAATAGTAATTGAAGATCCTAATGGTGAGTTATATACATGCCATGATATTTCTTACACAGACCCGAAGTATATGACATTAGGATATGGCGAAAATGAAAAAGAGGTTTATGTAGTAATTGATCATTTGCCTATTCTTGAATTTTTGTGTCTAACAAAGTATTGGACCATTACATTAGGAGTTATAGATAAAAATGATAGTTTATATACAGGCCCTTATGAAGTAAAAGCACATCTTAGCTGGTAAGTAAAATTATAAAAATTTAATGGGGTGTAGAAATGGAAAAGAAAAAGTTGTTTCGAGTTGGGTATGAGATAATTACAGAAGAAGGTAATCGCTGTAAAGATTTATTTATAGTAGCACTTAATTTTTCAGAGGTAATAAATTCTATAGAATTTGTTCAATTGCCTAATATTACTGAAGTTTTTATGCAATCTGAAGATGTTGTAGTTCTTTAAAATTATCAAAATCCTTCTTATATAAATGCCACTTTTTTCTTAAAATATAGAAAAAAGTGGTGTACTTTTTGATAGTAATATAATACATTATGACTATTAAATAGTAAAGGAGACCCAAAATGATTTATGAAAAATTTGAAGATCAAGTAAGAAATTTAATTCCTCCAGATAATAGAGACTTTGAAACAAAAGAAGAATTTCTTGAAGCTTTGAGAAATCATGCACGGCAAATACAAAAAATTGAAAGAGTAGACTTTAAGTATGCTCTTTTTAAAGAATTCGAAGTTGAATTAAACCCTAAAGCTGAACTGTGTTTTGATATAGCTTGGCAAGATGGTCATGCTTGTGGATTATCAGAAGTAGAATGCCATTTTACTCGTCTTGTAGATTTGATTAACTAAGGAGAAACCCTTATGATAAAGGCAACAGTAGAAGAAAAAAGTATTGATGTTATAAAACCGATGAATAAAATGGACTATGGTGAAATTGGTGTTATTATTGACCATAAAGTTGAACAATATAATGGTTCAATTGTGATGAGATCGCCTCATTCTAATAAATTGTGTATTATAGATTTATCAAATCTTACAAGAAAAAGCTGTTGGTCTGGAAGCACTGCGTTCATAGTACGAATCTTGCCGAAAGGCACAAAAGTTATCTTGGAGGTTATATGAAAATAATAACAATTTTTGGCCAAAGAAAAGAACAATATGAAGGTGAATATGCTCCTGAACTGCTAGTTGCAGTAGATGAATATACAAATGAAATTAACCCGACTTATCTACGACAGGAATTAGGCCAAATTAAAGAATTAGAACTAAAAGGTACATTTGAATTTATTAAAATTATGGAATTTGAAGTACCTCAAGCTGAATTTGACCGAATATTCTTTGGAGAAACTCTTAAAGCTTCTGTTATTGAAATGGATAAGTAAAAATATTTATATAAAATTATTTATATAAAAATTTATATAATAAGTATTTTTTGCAAAATTGTTAACTTAATAGAACTATTTATACTAATAATTGTTAAATGGAAAAATGGGCCTCCGCTTAATTTACAAGTATTTTTTCATTACAACCTCTATTGACCTTAATCCATAAAATTAAGGTTATTTTTTAATTTTAAAGTTGTATTATATATTAAAGGAGAATAGTTTTTAAAAATGAAAATTCTTGCTGTTGGTGATATACATAGTAATTTTAATGCTTTCAATACTTTGATTGAAGTAAAGCAACCTGATATTGTTTTCCAATGTGGTGATAATGGTTATTTTTGGGTAGGTAAGCAAGCTAAAGGTTTAATAAAACCTGGTAATAGCAAAGTGTATTTAATACCTGGCAATCATGAAGACTGGAATATGTATGAGTCTATTGTAGGTCGACATAGTAAGCACCCAGTTGAAGTAGAGAGCAATGTATTCTATTGCCCAATAGGGTCTATCATTGAATTAAATGGTAAGCGAGTGATGTTTCTTGGAGGAGCTGATTCAATTGATAAACGATATAGAACTTTTGGGTATGATTATTTCCCTCAAGAAATTTTAGATCAAAAAGACCTTGACTTTGTATTATCACAAAATAAGGTTGATATAATTATAAGTCATACATGCCCTTCAGTGTTTGAAGTACCTAAATACTCATTTACTGACATGGTTGCAGACCCAACAAGAAAAGTACTTGATATAGTATTAGAAAAATTAAAACCTGACTTATGGATATTTGGTCATTGGCATGAATTTCTTCAAGGGCGAATTGACAATACAAATTGGTATGGTTTAAATAAAGCTATTGATGGTAATTGGTGGATGGACTTTATTTTATAGTAAAAATTTCAAAGGAGAACCCTATGTTTAAATTTAATTTAGGGCAAGTAATTTATTATTTAAAAAATAATAAAGTGCATTCAGCTTCAGTGTTATCAAGATGTTATGTTGATAATGTTAAGGCGAACCCTAGTAATAGTAAAGCAAATTTTGAGAATAGATTTGGAGCAACTAGAAAACATTATGCTACTTGCCATGGAGAATTCAATGAAGTTGATGCTTTTGGTTCTTTAGAAGATTTAAAAAATTCAATATAAAATTTGTTATTTATAAGGAGACCTTTATGAGAGACCCAAAAAGAATAGATAAAATTATAAATAAGTTAAGGGCTGTTTGGAAAACAAACCCTGATTTAAGATTGGGTCAACTTATACATAATATCGCTCATGATGCTGTTGGGAATGGTGTTGATATATTTTTTGTAGAAGACGATTTAATGGAAAAAGCACTTGATGTTATAAGTAAGGGAACAAAGGCAGGGATTATATGAAGTGTAAGTATTACGATAAAACAAAAGTAGACTGCTGTACTGTTAAAAAATGTTGTGTTGATCGGGTTGGAAACATCCCCGCCCCCGGCTGGCGTGACGTGCGGGAGGAATTGATCAATTTTATTGACGCAAATAATTACACCAAAGAGGGGCAGGGTTTTTCGGGGCACATTATAGAGATAGACTATAATATGCTAATTTCAAAAATAAAAACATTGTTACCCGCCCCGCCCGAGGGGAAGGGGGAGTAGCGATATGGGGGAAGGAACATACGAAGATTATGATTACAATTATGACGAAAGGACTGATTTTGAAATATGGTATAGCAGACACGGCGGGAAACCGTATGGAGATTTATCGATTTCCGAACGTGCTGATGTAGACTGGCATTATAAAAATTACTTGATAGATAAAAAGATTAACACCCGCCCACGGGCGTAAGGAGGAAGGGGATGGATAGTAAAACACCAATTGAATGGCTCCAGGAATTATCTACCTGTCATTGTACTCGGTGGTATGAACACGATAGGGAACAAGCGGAATCCCTAATAGCTGAAATTATTCTATTCACCGCCGAGCGCGACCGGTATAAGGCAGAGCGTATAATTGTATTATCTAATATGCGGCGTTTAATGAGTAAGGCGTGGAATAAACGCACGCGCAATACTTGGATGATTCAAGAACTATTCGGTTGCGGTTCTGGTGCATCGTATAAATTATGTCGGGAACTTGGGATTGACCCGGATGGAAACACGATAGATGATATCGCCGCCCTCAATAAGATCAAGGAGGGGTGATATGGGTAAAAATCGTTCTGCTTTATATTGCTTAGTTATGAATATTATAGATCTCAGGTATTGGTTTTGCAGGTGTGGTTACTGGAAACCGTATGGAAAAGTTGTAAGTTCGGAGTGTAAAAAACATGACTGAATACCCCAATTTAAAATGCATCCATAATCTCGCCGAAGGTGATGATTGTAATATGGCTGACTATGTTAATGGATGTGATGCGTGCAAGGAATACGTCGAGGCCATCGATTACAAGCGCCTCTACGACCTCGAGCATCGGCGCAGGGTGGCGGCGGAGGAATTGTTGCACAAATGTAGAGCGTGTATAGATTGGAGCGCGTGGCAATCCATCATTAAGGAGGCAGGGGAATGAACACCTACACGATAAAAAGAATAGTTGAGCAGTTATTTGAGGTTGAGGCGGAAGATAGACATGAGGCATTACGGAAGATGGAAAATCCGTATAGCGTCAAAGTCATAAAAGAAACAATTCTATCGGAGGCCGCCCATGAATAAGCATACGCCGGGCCAGACCATAGACGAAATTACCGCCGCAACCGGCAGGGAGGGATGAGACATGACGGGCCATCTTTATATGTGTTGTTTGTCGAGTGAGTTTTCAGAAACAGGCAAAAAAGAATGTGTGAATTATTACGGGGACGGAAAATGCAATCACCTTTCAAATTATGGTTCAGATTGTGATGAAATAGAATATGTTCCGATAAGTGAACTGCAATCCACCCTCGCCCGCGTCACAGGGGAGAGGGATGAGTTGATAAGACTTTTCAAAGAAATGATGATTACGATTCGTTGGTTGCATGCCACAATAACCCGCATCGAGGAGGGAAAATGAACAAAAAACGAGGGGATAAATTACTCAATGATGCCGAATACTGGAAGCGCAGATGCAAGGCAGCCGAGAAGGTTATATTTCCAAAGAATTGTTACACTGTTGACGATGTAAAATTACTAATAGCAGACTGGAAAAAAATTGTCAAAGAGCTCAAAAATCAATAGTATATTAAATTTATGGAATGGTTAAATGAAAATGAGTGATTATAAATCGACGTATCCGCTTCATGTTTATTGTACGAAAAAAGAATGGTATGATATAAATAATGCTATACATAAAAAACAAATAGTTCCTGGTGGAAAAATACGACGTGGTGATGTGATATGTGCTGCACTTCTTGAGTGGTCTAAAACTACCGAAAAAGACAAAAAAAACTAAAAAGTATTTGACATCTTTGCT